TATTTTTGCTGAATGCCAAGAGTCAAAGTAGCAGCAAATAATGATACAGATGCTACACAAGCCCATAATTCCGGAAATATTTCTGTATTTGGATTAATTTTTCTGTGTTTATTTGGATCGTAATCACTTGGGCTGATGAAAATCCATTTTCCACCAGATTTAAGTTCTTTTACAATAGTATCTTTGATCGATTGTATAATGCTCATGTAAATAATCCCATTACAATTGAAAGGTTAGTTGGTATTCTTATCTCTTGTCCTTCTTCAACTTCCGCTTCTGTTGGAATAAAGTTAAATCCGGCAATAACCCACCATTTTGTTTTGTCTCCATAAAACTTTGCTGCAAGTTTCCAAAAGCGATCTCCATTCTTCCAATAATATCTTTGAAATGGAACTCTATTGTACTCAACCTCGGTCAATCTTTTAAATTGAGGAGTTTGGTATTGAGTTATCTGTTGAACTCCGCGATCTTCAAATATCTCGTCTGTTCTATATTCTTCTGTGTCGTTAATGACTTTATTTCTTGAATTGTATCTTGACATGCTTATCTCCTAAAAAGGCCAACTTTTATCACTCATTGGACCATTATTGTTATTGAAGCCACCCATTCTATCATGCAAAGGAGAAAATGAAAAATTCAAGGTAATTTCTCTTGGAACAGATTCAGCATCTCCAACCTCAACACCATCTGTTGTGTTATAATCAATTCCAAAAGAAGTAAAGAACCCTGGCAACAAGTTACTCTCCATATTAGGGGGTTGATAGCCTCCAACTAGTAATGGACTACATTTAACTGCATACAATGGAGGAGCTTTTAGAATGTTTGGTTTATCTATTAGTACATTACCAGTATCATAAACAGGGTACATAGTTGAGGCCATAAGTTTTACTTGGTCAAAGAAATCATCTTCTTGTGTTTCTGACTCTATCAGAACGCTAAATGATATTTCTCGAGTTGTTCCGGAATAAGTTTTTATCTGATCAATTCTTCCATAAACTGCTTCTTGATTTACATTTGTAGAATAACTATCACTAAAGGATTGAATATCTCCATTAAATGACCATATTTTGTTTCTAGCAAAGGAATAAACATGAATCTGTTGATCTGTTTCATTGCCAAAAGTTTTTAAAAGACTACCACCCATTTTATTTCTCCTTTATTATTGTTGCATTACACCATGGATGTAAGCATCAAGTTGTGTTCCATCTGCAAGAACTAATTTCAAGTTTCCAAATGAATTATTAATACTGTAACTTGGATTGAACAAGTTACTTAAAGAATAACTTGCCGATGCACCTGCGGCTTGTCCTGCTATATACTTTCCACCTGATGCGATTGTTGCCATTGAATTCAATGTTGTCATTAGTTCAATTTTCTTTTGACTTCCCAAGCCATCTAAAGCAGCAGAAGCATCTTTTATTCCCTCCGCTAATAGATAAACATTATCAAAAGCTCCATCAACCATTGCGGAAGCAAATAAATTCAATTCTTTAAACATTGAAGATAAACTTGAAGCTACCATGTCAACAGCATAAGCCACTCCTCCCATCGCAAGACCTAATAATAGTATCAGACCAATAGCAGGTCCTCCAACGGTTTCAACAGCAACTAATGCAGGAATTATTGCTGCTAGAGCATAACCAAAAGCCCATATTCCAAGTGCAGCTGGCAATGCAGATTCTCCAAGACCTCCAAAAGATTCAACAAGAAAAGAGATACCAAATGCCGCAATACCAATAGCAACACCAATTCCCATAGCAGCTAAAATCAATACACCAATTCCACCAGCGCCTGCCAATGCAGCAGCAGCAATTATCTCTATTGCCGCAGCTATTCCACCAGCAGCTGCCGGCATTTGAGACCCAGCTACAACAGCAGCTTCTCCTGCTCCAAATAAACCAGCTATTAAAGGTCCAAATAATGCCAAAAGTGGTCCAATTGTACCACTTAAAAATGCCCAAGTACCACCAAATAATACAAGAATAGGGATCAACCCACCAGTGTAAGTATTGATCTTGGCAATACCTATAGCAAAATATTCAATTAAATCAATAGAATATTCCAAAAATCCCATGAATTGTTTATTTGCAACAATAGATTGAATCGCATTTGCAAACTTTTCTTGTAATGGTATGGTGGCTTTAACAGCATCAGCAAACTTTTGCTGTATATCAGCTTGTTTATTCATTTCTTTTTGTGATCTTCTGTAAGCACCAAGAGACATGCCAAATATTTGATTTGCTTTAGCCATATCAGATATTCCAGCGGCATTTGCAATGGCTTTTTGAGTAAATTTATCCATTTGAGAGAACTGTTGACCAGATGCTTGAACAGATTTAATGATTTGTTCAATTCTTTTGTCTTCATCCATCATTAACATTTTTGTTGCTGACATTTGAGACCCAAGAACAGCATTAAGTTTCGCAGTTGTCTCGGCGGCATCCGCAAATGTATCAAATTTTTGTGCAATTCCAAGCAATTCTGACATTTCAACACCAGAGTTCCTTGCGGCGGCAGCTAAATTCTTAAATATCTTTATAGATTTTGTTCCTTGTGCCGCAAGAACTGACGAAGCAGCTGAGAAGTCCTTTATCATTTTTTGAGAGGATAGACCAATATTTGTTCCGATCATCGCAAGTTCTTGAGTTAACTCGGCAGCTTGTTTATTAGACACACCCATTGATTTTGTCATTATATTTAGGGTTTGAGTAAACTCTTGACCTGAAACACCAAGTCTTTGAAAGTCAGCTCCCATTGCTCCAAGCTGTTTTACTGATTCAAATGACATGTCGTTCATTCCGATAAGATTATCATTGAAAGCCAAAAGAGCTTGAGAAGTGTTTTCGATGGATCTTCCCATTTCGTAACCTTCAAGTTTAACATCTGATAAAACATCTTGAAATTTTGTTCCAGCACCTGTCGCAGCAGCCATTTTTGCTCCAGCAGCATCAATTTGCAAGGCTAATCCAACATAGGACTCCAAAATAGAAGCAGCAATATTTTGAACTGAAAACATTTGTTTAGCTGCTTTGGCAAACTTCTCTTGTTCTTCTTTTGAAGATGCAATTTTCTTTCCGATATCTGTCCAGCCTTGAACAGTTTTCAAAAGTTTTGAATTTCCAAGGCCAATTTTTGATGCAATTCCTCCAAGAATATCATCATATTCTGATGTATTTTTTTTAATTTTTTCTACTTTATCTTCTTGATCACTAATTTTCTTATTAATATCTTCTAGTGTATTATCTATTTCTTCGTAGTCTTCTAATTGTAAGTTTAAAAAGAATAATTGTTCTTCTATTTGTCTTTTTAGTTCTCTGCTATTCTCTGTGTCTTCTTTAATTCCTTCCGTTCTTTGATCTTCTAATTCTTTTATTTGATTTTGAAGTGAAATTTTTTCATTAATCTTATTTTTCATTAATTTTAAATTTTCTAATTCAATTTCTTGTTTCTGAATCTCAGCATCACGTAGCATACCAAGCTGTTCCATAGTAGAAAGCTCTATTTTCATATCAGCAATTTTATCTTTTCTAAGACGAGCTGCTCTTTCTTCTTCTTCTAGTTCTTTTATTTCTTCTAGAAGTTTTTTCTTTTTTTCTAATTCTGATATTTCTTCTTTATCTGTAGCCATCTATTATCCCTCGTCTTTGAATGGCCAAGTAATTCCCGTTGTTTGTTCAAAGTGTCCAACGGCTTGGTCCAACATCTCTTTTGTTTTTTGAGATTGAGGATGGTCCTTTCCATGCTTGATGAAATTATCAAGATATTCTTTTTCGGCCATAATTGCTCGAGAATAGGCTTTAACGTCTTCAATCTCTCCTCGTATCACAAACTTTAGTTTGGGGCCTTCATCGTCCTCTGAGAGCCTTTGATGAGCCTTTAAGTCAGCAGTCATTGTAACATCTTCTCCATACATATAACGGAGAAATGTTTTGTTCCAATCTGCAAATGCTCTCATCCAAGATTCGGTTAATAATTTCTTTTTTGTAAAGTCTAGTTCCATTAGTAGTTCCTCGCTTATTAATAAGTAGTTTAATTAAAAAAACCCGATTATTATCGGGTCTTCTTTGATGCCTTTTCGGCGGCTTTGTTTTCTTCTTCATATTGTTGAACCAATCTTTGGTAAAACCAGTTTCTTAATCCAACGGGCAAATTGTAAACTTCAATAAAAGACCAACCCCCATAATGTTTCATAAGAAATATTTGTTCATACAATTGTTTAGAATATTCATTGTTTAGGCCAAAAAAACTCCGCTCCAAGCGGAACCTCCAGTTCTTGTTCATAACCACAAGATTTGCATGCAAAGTCAAATTTTAACTCAACATTTGGAGAAATTTCTTTATAAAACTTTTTAAGAGTTAAAGAATCTTTAAGAGGCATAAGTTCAATAAATTGATTAACCATTCCTTTATCTTCAACACCATTAGCAGAAACAACCATTAGTTTGTATTGATCTGTTACTGTTGATTCATCTTTTTTCTTCTTTTTAGAATCTGTCATTCTTTCCACAATTAAACGCTCTTCTTTTGAGGTCAATTGTTTAATTTCTAAAGTAACACCAGATTGTGGTAACTTTAATTCATAAAGACCTTTTTCGTTTGGTTCCAAAGAAGATCCATAATGAATTGATTTATCATTTAAATCATATGTTACTTGATTCTTAGTGAAACAAGAAGGACATACAATTTCTGTATTGTAGTCTGGACCGTATCCTGTTATTCTTGAATCTATAAGGATAGCATTTTTATCTCCAATCAAAATAGAATCAAGTTGGATCGATTTGTCCACCAAAATGTTTTGAATAAAACGATCAAGGACAATTCCTTTCTTTATTAAAGATTCTGATGTTAAGATATCTTCATCTTTTGCTGTCATTTGAAAAACTTCAATTACTTCTTGATCTTTCAAAGGATGACCTTCGGGATATCCTTTTCCTTTTGAAGGAAGATCGACAAACAATGTTGGCTTAACAAAGTTTAATAATGGGTTTTCGGCTGGTTGTTGTGCGGGCTCAACCGGGGGCCCGATTCTATCATTATTGTTTCTGCTCATTTTTACTCCTAATCTAAGCTAGCTTTCCATTTTGGTTTGTTTTTTGCTTTTCTCTTTTGAACCCTTTTTCTAATTTTTTGTTTCTTTTCTCGTTGCAAGTTTGAACTAGCCTCACCAGCTTGGAAAAATGGAGACGCTTCATCAGTTGTCTCTGGTCTTGCAATGTCATATGAAAAGGTAATCGAAATTTCATTTAATTCATCAGAGCTGTAATCTCCTCCACCAAAATCAATTTCAGATATCAAGATATTTTCTACAATCCACTTCTCATTAGCATCATATTCTTCTTGATAATGTCTTTCGATTTCAATTTTATTTAACTTTCCACCAGATTCGATAAGAACGCCATCCAACCACGTTTCAACAAAGCCTTCATTATAAACTCCATTTTCTCTAGAAATTAAAAGTCCAGATTTTTGTTGATGGTCGTCAAGAATATTAGCCATCCCAAACCAAAACATTTGTGTAGACATATCTCTTGTTGTTACACCTTCTGTTTGTGGAATCATAACATCTGCAAACGTAACTGTTATTGGCTGCCACTTGGCTGGTCCTGGTTTGTAAACTGAATTACCACCAAATCCTGTTTGGATTTCTTTCTTCTCTTGCGACAATTTTGGAAACTGTGCTGTCTTTACCCACCAAATAACACCGCCAAAGTTTAAGGAAAACCTAAACTTTGGCAATATTTTCATATCCGGACTTGTCCAAAAAGACATTTAAACCTCTGTGTTATCCATTAGTGAAGAAATCACTACCAGCTTTCGCACCGTTTTCAAATTCGCAAGAAGCCCAATCGTATTTAAAGGACAATGAAATTTCTCTCATATCTTCTGAACTATAATCAAAGTCACCAAACTTTACGTTTGTAATGAAAGCATTGTGAAGTGTCCACTTTTCAATAGTATTCCCTTCAGCGTCTTGTGTTTCAATTGAAAGGTTTCCATTGTTTCCAACAAGAGAAGCTTTGGTAAATGTTTTAAATGCATTATCCAAATCACCAAATTTTGGAATTTCATATCCTGCTGTTTGAATCAAAGAAAGTGTTTTATGAACAACATCATTATCACCAGCTGGGTCAACAAGAGTTACTTCAACATCAGACCATTTGATTTTTCCGGGAAAATTGAATACGTGATCTGAAAAAGCGTGTTCAATTGATGTGATTTCGTAAGATGGCGCTGTAACAGATTTAACGTACCAAGCTATTTCTTGATTGAAAAGTCTAACCAAAAATCTATATTTTCTTTTAGGATCAGCGGCTGGTGAACTCCAAAATGTCATAATTTATTTCTCCTGTAAATTCTATTATTAAATAGTGGTGTAGATTAGAATTCTACACCAGATCTTGAGATAATAAAGTCAACTGCAATAAACTCTATTGATCTCGTAGGCTTGATAAATATCTTAGCATACATGATGTTTCTATCTACCAAGTCTTGTGTTGTTGTTTTTTCATCAAGAACCAATTTGAACTCAGATATTCCCAATCTATTTTGAACATCAACTAATTCTCTTTCTGCTCTTGACTTGAAACGATTCCAAGTGGTGCTTACGTTTTGATCAAACAAAATAGTATCAGCGATAAGTCCAATTCTGTACTTGAGGAAAATCAACAATCTTCTAACATTAATTCTGTTAAGAGCAGAATCTGTTTGTTGAAGTGTCTTTTGTCCAAAGATTACAATTTGGTCCATTGAAGGAAATCTTGCAATTGGGTTGATGTTGTTTTGATACAAGTCATCGCGATCATCTTTTGTTAGATGCTCCCAAGTTCCTGTTATAATTGGACCTTGAGATCCACCAAGTTCATTAATACCACCACGATTGAATCCTGCGGGCGCAAACCATAGATCTGATGCTTTATCAGACTTAGCTAGGGCACCAATGGCAGCAACCGATGGAGGGACGTACAATACGTCATTTTGGCCGCCTATTCTATCTCTTAAGCGTACCCAAGGATAATAAGCAGCTGCGTAAGATGTGTTCAATTTTCTTCCTTCGAGAGAAGTAATTGTTCCATTGATACCACCAGTGGTAACAGAACCATTAGATTCATAAGCAGGTTTGTAACCGCCTTCGATATCGATAATAGCCAAGTGGTCTTTTCTTTCTGCTGCAACTCTTAAAACCTCATCAGTAACATCTGTGTGTGTGATACCTGGGATTGCAAGAACATTATATTCAACAACCTCGGGATCTTGAACTGATTCAAGAGCTTTGAAGACTGAATTGTAAGCATAAGATTCTTGTCTTGTTTTATCTGTCAAGTTTTTATTTGAGAATGGCTCAACTTCTTTAAGGTCCAATCCATCATGTCCTCCAAAGAAAGGAACTCTAAATTGACGAACTTTATCTTGGAAAAGGTCTTTAATGGAACCTTGAGCTTTTGAATAAGAAGTACCAGCATCATAAGAACCTGATTCATAATAATATTCATTTGTGTTATTTGAATCTTGAACAACATCATCAAGAGAGAAAATGTAAGAATATTCATGAGAAGCAGGAAGTGATTCGTTTTCGCCCAAGTGATGATTTAAGTTAAGTGTTGCATTACCGGGAAGAACTCTTACCAAATCAATGAAAGAATCGTCTCTTGTTGTTGCTGTCGCTCTATGATGACGAACACCTTGGAAGTCTGTTTTTGCAAAGTTCTTTCCATTTGAATTGGCGTTTTGTGTTGTGAGTCTTAAAGATGGGAATACAAAAGAACCTGAGAATGCATCAGGAACATTAGCAAAGATATCAGCATCTCCACCAGCATGAGGCACATTAGCATTAGCTACAACTGATGTTTGAGCATATGCTGTGTTACCAGATAAAGGAGTATCAGCTTTAGCAACAACTTGTGAACCACTTACAATTGAAAACCCTTTTGCTCTTAAAGGACCAAGACACCCGACAGGAAGAGCATGAGCATCTTCTAGTTGTTGAGAAGTAACAGCGGATGCCATTTCAACATAAACATAATTTGATTTGTTTGTGTATTCTCCTCGAACATTGTATTTTGTGTTCGTTGCATCCCAAGAAAGATATTGGTCACCAATTGCTTTTGCAATATATTTTTCTGATGAAGGATCTAAATTAAGGCCTGAGAATTGTTCAACTGCATTTCCATGCTTATCTTGTATTTCAAGTGTGAATGTTGAATTTGGTTCAACGTCATTTCCAAGTGTCAAATCTTTTATAGCAACTTGATATCCAGCTTGCAACCATTCACCTTCATGAAGAGAAACAAGGCGGAATAGCTTTTCACCATCTGTGTTATCTTCAGATTTTCTGTTTAAGAACCAACCTGTTTTTGCTGGTAGCATGTCTTTCTTGTGATCTCCGTAATTCAAAGAACCAGAATCAAGAGCCAAGATAATACCTAATTGAGCACCAGCTGTAGTTGAGGTTCCACCATATTCATGAACAGATTGTTCAAATGTTTCACCAAGAAAATAGTTTTTGTTTGTTAATCCAAAATTTTTGTTTGCCTCAAGTAATTGAGGGTTAGTATTAAATTGGTTTCTAATGTATTTTGAAGAACCTGGTGTGAAATCAATAGTCTTTTTTGTAACTTCTTCATCACTAGCATCTCTTATTTCAATTGTGAAACGATTTGCTGAAGTACCTACGGATTTAATCAAAGTACCAACAGAAGATGTAGTATCTGTTACACCATCACCAGCGATAGTTCCTGATAATTGAACCGATCCACCGTTAACATAGAAAATAGCCGCTAGAGAACCAGTAGCGTTTGAATCATGAGATGCAGAAGGTAAAATAAACAATCCATAAGCTGATTTATTGTTAGCAATTGTAGCAGAAGGATTTGAAGAATCAGCAATATTCCAACCAGCATATTGAGCATCTGTTGTAGCATCAGCAGATTTCTCTCCTAATAGTCTTAAAAATGTAACAGGAGTTGTTTGTGAAGCTAAATGAGCTTGAGCAGCATAAACAGCATAAGTTGGTCCAAGAGTGTTACCATCTCTCCAGACATCGTTATTTTTATTTCCTTTTCCAGAGATTCCCAAACCAAATATTTCATTAAAATCTTGAAGATTCTTAACTTTGATCGGCTTCATAGCAGGACCTGAAAGTGAGCGTCCAATAATAACTGGACCGGTATCATCAGATACAACTGATGGAATTTGGGATTCATCAACTTCGTTAAGTTGGATTCCGGGTGATATAAAATCAAATCTTGTAGGCATTATTTTCTCCTTAAAATAAACTTTTTCTCTAATAAGTAGTTGTGAAAAAACTGAAACGCTTAATCTCTATAGTCATTATCCTTCTTTTTCCAAGGAACTTTATCACCGACTATGGATCTTTCACTAGTTATTCTTACTTTTACTTGATTCTCTCTCCTAGAAAGAGTTGGTCGGGATCTATTGAACCCTTCTCCCACCAAATAACCAAGTACTTTAATTTGTATTTTTGTTTCAAACATTCTTTCTTCTTCGCCAATGTTTGTTGTATTATTGTTCATAGAGTAATCTTGTTGAATAAAGGCTTCATATCTATGTCCATCTTTTTTTAACAAGAAAGAATTAATTTGCCCTGTTGTTGTGATAAATGGTTGCATAAGATCATTCATTTGCTGTTGATATTCTGTTCTTAGTGTTATAGAATATGTTGTATTGACGTAAACAGGGATAGGAGCATTATAAGTATTATAGATTATCTGATTATTATCTTTTACTTTACCTGTTTGTTGTTGGTTGTTTGTATTTCTTGTTCTTATTGAATTTTGGAAGTTTTGAGTTTTATCCTGATTGATATTAGAATCAACAGGTGTCGCTCCACCTTTATAATCTTGTTGTTCAAATAGGTTTGCTTGAAATGATCCTTTAAATGAAGGATCTTTTGTAATTGAATCACGATTAACTGTGATTAAAGGCAAGATTAACTTACCAACTTTGTCTCTAATTCTTTGGTCGTTCTTAATTTGCCAAGTTCTTTCAGTCCCAAGCCATAATACGGGTACCTTAAATAACCCTTTGTTTGTTGTTGTGTGAAGATCTAAAGAATTTTCAATCCACTCATAAATGCTTGTGTCAATAGTTTCAATTGTCGATGCTTTGAATTCAATATTTTCTGTTGTCATTGTTTACTCCGCGTTAAATACGCCATCTCTTGCTCTTATACAGTCAGCAATGATTTCGAATTGAGTATCAGCTTGACCGAATAGGTGCTTTGGTTCATTTGTTTTTACGATTTCATAAAAAATAGAACCATATCTTACAAAATCACCTTCTCGAACAAAAAGGTTTTGATCTTCTGTTAATCTTCTTTTATGAAACATAACTTTCAAAGTGGTTTTTTTATCTAAACCAATATTGTCAATAACATTTGTCTCAACACCACCATATTCAACTCTTGCAAACACTCTAACAGGAGGAAGAAAGGTTTTCTCAATTGCTTCACCATAAAGAGGGTGATAATTTGTATGTTCAATATCAATTGGAAAATATAAGATTTGTTGTCCAACAACTCTCTCGATGATTTCATCGTTAACTTGCTTTACAAGGTTTTTTTCCTTCTCTCCAAGGAACATTGGAGGAGGCGGAGCATCTAATTTTGACCATTTATCATCTGACATTTATTTTATCCTACAAAAATTCCAAGAGGTGCTTTTTGAACAATTGCATTTTGGTTATCAACCATGTTCTTATCTGTTTCAATAAGTTTGTCATATGTTGTTTCTTCAAGTATTTTTCTTAACTCTTCTTTTAACTTGTCTTGTTCTTCTTTAGCTTGACTCAATAGATCGGAAGCATTGAGAGTTATATTGTCTCCCGGTATTGGTATGTTACCTCCAAATTTGCCTCTTATTTGGCCGAGGGTCTCTTTTGAGAGCGCCAAAGCAAATCGCCTTATCCATTGCTTACCCATTGAATTGATGGACTCATAGGGTATGTTTTGGAACGGCAAAGTATTCATATTGTTCACGCCATCTTGTCCAACATTTGTATCATCTGTAAAAGGGCTTGAATTCCCATCAATTGTAAATCTAAACCAAAACTTCTCCGGTGAAACAGTGGAAGGTATTGGATACAATCTCAATTTATTATCAATGATTTCATATGAATAGTGTGATGTTCTTGTGTAAAGATGGTCTTCATAAGAAATTGCTTGAAGTTTATTTTGCCATGCCGGAATTACTTGAAATGAAGAATCATCAGCATATTGACCATAGTTATGAAAGTTTCCAACAACATTAAGTCCGCCATAATATCCATAGAATCTCCACATTTGTTGAGGAGAAATATAATACATTTTTCTTATCTTGATTCTTTTGTTTCCAACAGAACCAGAGAATGGTGAGCCTGATTCTAAAGATGCAGAATAAACAAGATCTTGAAGGTCATAATCTTGTTGTCCAGAAACAGTTGAGATAGAAGCTGAATAGATTGGTTCTGTTCCTCCAACACCTGCCTCAGTAGCAAATTTATCACCCATTTTAAAAGCATAGTCAAAGGTGAACTTTGGGTATTTGAGAGAAGCACCATCTGCTCCTGCTGTTGTTTCGCCTTTGTGATCAAAAGAGGCTGTTGGAGATCCAAGAGCTGGACCTAAAGCATTTTTTGCTTGATGTTGATTTATTATATAAGAGTACTCAAGAACTGCTTCTTCGTAATTCGCATAAACATTTTGTTCTGTTAATTCAATATCAAGAACATCACCTCCAAGTCTTTTGTAGGTAAACTTGACTTGCTTTACTGCTCCTGATAGGAATTCATCAGAAGAATTATAAACGCCCATAGGGCAAGCAGCAGCAACGTTAGATATTGTTCCGGTAACAGGAAGAATAATCGCTGATTGTGTTGATGTTGGTGTTAAAGTTGGTAGTGACATGCATATAACCTCCGTTCCAAGTAACTAGTTTTTTAAATAAGAAAAGCCCCAAGCAATTGGAGAGGCATGGGGCGAGAGCGGAGGACTAACATATGTGTTAAATTTTTATTCTTCAGGAGATTCTTTTTTGGCTTCGGCTTTCTTTTTTTCAGCAGCAGCTTTCTTTTTCTTAGAAGCTTCGGCTTTTTTCTTTGCTTCTTCAGCTTTACGTTTGGCGTCCTCCTCTGCCTTTCGCTTCGCTTCTTCGGCTTCACGCTTTTTGCGTTCTGCTTCTTCTGCTATTCGCTTTTCTTCTGCTTCTTTTTCAAGTCGAGCGTCAATGAGTTTTTGGTTTTGCTTTTCTACACCGCAACGACGTGCAACCACAGGATCAATTTCTTGTCCTGTGATTCGCATCTTTCGTACGAGTACTTTAGCTCTTTTTGCTTTACGTCCCATAGGTCACCTATTATGAAGCAGCAAATGTTAAAGTTCCGCCATGTGAGAAACCACTAGCAAACCACTTGGTTCCATCACAAACTAATTCAACATATGAACCAGCAGCACAACTATTACCAAAAACTACCTTGTCATCAGCAGCAGCTCCAGCATCAGCACCAGCCGAACTATGATCAGCAGCATTTACTTGTTGAAGAACTCCTAAGATATCAACTGTATTTGGAGCAGCTTGGATTGTGACTGTTGTTCCGACACCACAAGCAACAGAAAGAATGACTTTAATATATGCCCCTTCTTTAACAGCTGGTAGTGTAAGAGTTCTATCAGAACTTCCATCTACTAAATAAATTTCACCTGATTCGGCAGGTAAAATAGTTTTATCAGCAGAGACAGACTCTACTCTCATTAATGAAGCGTTTCTCGCCGCTCTTGCAACTTTAGCCATAATATAATCTCCTTAATTAAAAAAAGTTGAGGTCCTTAACGACCTGTTCATAATAAGTAGTTTCTCCAAAAAGAAAAAACCCCCAAACAAAAGTTTGAGGGAATTTTTTGAAAAGCTAGATTCAAAATCTAAGATTAAGAACCTTCCTCTCCAAGGAGACCACGAACGATTACAAGACCGTACATATCAGGACGAACCATCTTCTTACCGTATCGAGTCATTACGCCTTTACGTGGCACAAAGTCTTCGACACCGAAGATTGTAGGTGTTGTTTGAAGTGGAACGTAAGGAGCATAAACGTATCCAGACTCAAGGAATGAGCCGCCTTTACGTCCAACAAGAATAGCATTTCTTGGGAAGTAAGGATCAACGATGATGTCAAACTTACGAGAAAGAGAACCAACCTTAACGGCACCGATGGTTCCTTTGTCAGCATCAGCTGTAACGTTTGCACGATATCCAGAGGTAAACTCAAGAATGTTAGCAACTTCAGGAGAACAAACAATGTAGTTAGCTCCACCACGAAGTGTTTTCAAGTGGATTTGTGCAGAAACGTCGTTAATGGTTTCGATAAGAGTTTCGTACCATTCTGAAACAGTTCCTGTGAAGTCAGGAGCAGCAGATGTAGCACCAAGCTCAGCACCGGTTGTACGATTAACGAAAAGACCAGGTGAACGAGACCAGTAGTATGTTGCAGCAGTTGCGCCATTTACAAGATCAGCAAGAAGTTCACGGTCGATTTCAAGAGCGATTTGCTCAGAAAGAATCGATGTAAGTTCTACTTCAGCATCAAGGTTGTGATAAGCATTCAAATCTTGACCCAACTCAGGTGTCCATTTTGCTTTAAGCTTTTTGGTTTGAGCTGTAATCGCGATTGAGTCAACTTTGATGTCGATTTCTGGCAATTCGCCGCTTCCTTCAAACGGGAAGTTGAATCCATCAATAGCACCAAGCTTATCGGCAGTTGAAGTAAGTTCATCTTTTTCCGGGTGGTCGATTCTAACATTGCCATCTGGATCGATGTTAGCCAAAGCAGCAGGACCAACAAAGAAAAAGTTGATGTTAGTTCCATCATCAGAAGTCAATCGACGAATTAATTTAGTATCATCATCATTAACATCTGAACCACCGCCATCAGAATAAGCCAAAGAAGAACCTGAGATATTAAATGCTGCAAGATTTTTGAAGTCTGCATTACTAAAATCAGTTTTAGGAATAGCTAATTTTAAAATATAGGAAGAAGTTTCAGCTAGAACATCTGGATCATACTTAATTTCTTTCTTTTGAGCTTCTGTCAAAGCAGAAATAATTCCAAAACTAGTTTCATGACCAGTACCAGCAATATCAGCTTTTTTAAGAGGAGAAGCATAAGAATAACCTACCATTTGTCTAGGACCAGAAAGGTTTTCTCCAAGACTTCCTACGAGATCAACACCACCGGTAATTTGAGAACCAACTTGATCTGTACCATAAATCGATTTAGATACTGCATTACCAAAACGAGGATCAGCTGTACCACTAGCGGTAACAGAATCATCGTTAATTCTTGGTGAATAAACAAAATCCAAGAAGAAGATCAATCCACTTGGAAGAGACATTGGTTGAACAGAAACGAGATCGTTTGCGATCAATCCAGCAAAAACACGACGTACAATTGGGAAAGCAACTGAAGCAAAACCTTCAACTTGACCATTTGACATTGCGTTAGATTCGCGAAGAAGTTCCTTCGCTTGATTTTCGAGAAGACGAGCCATATTGTGCTTACCTTGTTGGGTATCAATACCCTCAAGAAGTCCGGTAGCTTCCCACTTAGTTAAAAGTGCAGCACCTTCTTTTTTAAGATCACGATTGACAATGCCTTCACTTAGTGTTTGAATAATAGACATATTAATTTCTCCTTTATATTAGTCTATGCCAGCAAGTTTTTTCATACGAGAAGCAAAATCATGCGACTCTGTTATGTTTTCTTGCTTGCGTCTTGGCAGATGTGCAGAAAGAACCTGCTTTCTCTGTACTGACTCACTTAGTGATTTTGGACCATTTTGTTTGGTACCCACTGTAGTTTCTTTAAGAGTTGTGTAAAGAGTCTTTGCTTCTTTCAAAGTCTCCGCCTTAGCGATTGCTTCGACAATTTTATCTTTTTGTCGCTCATTCAAGGAGGCATCGCGTAAAACTTTATTGCTATACAAAAGTCTAGCATTTTGTAAAACCATTTCTTCTAACTTACCTTTCATGTCATCAAGAACAGTTCTTAATTGATCCTGTTTGTCTTGATACATAAGAACAGAGTTTTGTAATTCTCCGACTTGTTTTTCTAATTCTTTAGCTTTTTCTTGATACTTTGTTGATTGTTGTTTTGCCAACTCCATTTCAGCATCATATTTTCTTGCTGAGTTATCTGTTACAACATGACCATGTTTAACTTCTTCCATATCAACAACAAGAGCTTCATCCAATAATTCTTCATCATCTTCAAGCATAGAAATCAATTCATTTAACAAATCATCTTCTTCCTCTTCACCTTCTTGCAAAAGACCGCCTAAATCGCCCATATCTTCCGCTGGAGGCTCTTCGGGAGCTTCGGAGGCACCAATGTCTGCCGCAAGAGATTCGGTGTCCTGTGGCTGTTCTCCGCCGCTTGTTGGATCTTCTTCTGCTTGTTGTTTGATTGATTCCAAATCAAGACGAAAATCTTCTGGATTAAATTCAAATTCCATTTCCATTTCAACTGGCTCATCATCAGCAAGAGAAGGATCGGAGGCAAATGGAATATCCATTTCTTCTTGAATCACTTCTTTTTGTGAGTTATCATTTCCTTCTAATAGCTCCTCAACAGCAGCTTTAATTTCAGAGGAATATTTGTCGATTACCGCCTGCTCTGCATTCTTGAGAGCTGCTTCTTTTAAAGCCTTAGCATCAACAATAGCTTGTTCTAACATAGATGACATCTATAATCTCCTATTTTTAATAAACGTTTATCACAATAAATAGTTTAAGAAACTAGAAAAGCCTCTAATCCAAAAGATAAGACGAGACAATAGTAAAGTTGATGTATTTATTACCATTATTATTCCAATTGTTTGTAGGTTTTAAAGAGACTGAAAAAACATCACTTGGGCTAAAGTTAGATCCTGTAAAATTAAAAACTATATTTGTATTAGCTCCTAATTGCGCATTAGCTATTGCAACAGTTTCTTCAGCATCTGGATTTGAATCAATTAAATAACCATCTTTGCCATCGAACCCGATTTGAACTGAAGCTGTTAAGTCTCCAAGATCTGCAAGACTTCCGCCAAGAGCATCGTTAGAACTTCTTATTATTAATTTATCAACACTTCCACTAAAAGGGCATACAAATATAGTATTGTAATTGACACCAGTTGTAGATTCTGATGTTGTATCATTTGGCAGTCTTAAGGTGTTAGTGTTAGGAGCTGATGCTAAGAAGCCACCTGTATCTATGTTCTTAATAAAGCTTTTATTTTCATAATCTAAAATATTCATATTGACTTTTAAATCACTTTCTATAATAGTACCTCCACTAACATGTAGTGTTTCTTGAGGATTTGTTTCTCCAATTCCAACTCTTTTGTTTGCTGTAAATCTAGCAACTTCTCCAAGTCCTCCACCATCGGTTGTTTGAATAATAATCTCATCGTTTAGTGATTGGCATCCAATTACCATACCTTCAGAAGAATCAACTTGAATAAAAGCTGTGTCGACTCCGTCTGTTTCAAATTGTATTTCTCTAAAATGATTTCCTGCTTTTCCTATTCTCAAGCCTTCTGTTTGAGATCCGCTTATATGTATTGGAACCGTTGTTGTTATTTCATTGTTTTCAATTTTTAATCTTGTTAAACCACCTGTTTGAAAATCGATTTGGTCCTCTCCAAAATCAATCATAGTATTTCTCTCGGCATCATCCGCCGCTTTTAAATCTCCAATAACTTGAGATCCTTTTGAATATTTGTAAGACATATATTTCTCCTTTTTCAATAAATAGAAAAAGGCCGAGCAAAAGCCCGACCTTCTTTTTGAGAGCAAAGATAATAATCTCGACAAGAATAATCTAGATTAGAATACTCTCCAATCATTTGAAGCAACATAGATCAATGTAACAGCAGCATAAGGAGACTCAAGAGTAATTGAAATTTCACCATCAATTGTTTGAGATCCAGCTCTGTTAATATTAATTCTACCTGTTCCGGTAATGTCAGCAGCTTTAATGTAAATGTAATCACCAGCATCAGGAGAAGCAGGAAGATTTACATTCCAAGTAGCATTTGAGTTATCACCAAAATAGTTAACTTTATTAGCTTCCAAAGTATCAGTATCAGCTTTTGAAACTGGTGTTAAAGTAACAGAATCAGCGGTAATTCCAGTTAATTGAGAACCATCACCAACAAAAGCAGAAGCAGAAACAGGCAATCCACCAGAAATATGTGTAGATGTGATATCCCAATTACTTGTGTAAGCTTCGGCTACCAAGAGAGTTCCACCGTAAACACTAGAAGCAGAAAGAGCAATAGAAGATTCAAAATAATCTTCAGCACCATTGCCAGAGAGATCAGCATTCGCTGTCTTGAAAGAAGCATAATCATTACCAATTTCAAAACCTCTGCCAGTTTGAAGAGATGCATCACCATCACCAATAGTGATTAAAGCATCTTGGATCAACAATTGTTCAACAGAAGCAGAAACAGTAGCACCTAAGATAACAAGATCACCAGAAACAGTCAAATCACCAGTAATAGAACCAGAACCAGCAATAGAAAGATCACCCAAACCGTCCAAGATAACCGCCTTAGAAGCTGTATTGTTGAGACTAGAAGCACCATCAAGAAGTGCAACTTCAGCCGATGTCAAAAGAGCCAATGCAGCAGGAGCACCAGACTGCATTCCTGACAATGTGTCAAGATCAGCATCCCAAGCTTGAACGTCAGATCCAATAGCAACGCCGAGAGTTGTTCTTTGAGCAGACGCATCAGCATCATCAAGAAGTGCTTTACCAGCAGCAGTCAAGTCATAAGTAGCAGCGGTTCCGTTACCTGTGAATTGAATACCTTTGTCAGCAGCAGAAGTCAAACCAGCAATAGCAGCCAATTCTGCATCATAAGCTTGAACGTCAGATCCAATAGCAACACCAAGAGTAGTTCTAGCAGCAGAAGCATCAGCATCATCTATAATAGAAGCACCAAAAGAAGAAATGGTTGTTGAAGCTGGAAGAACTAAGCTATTGATATTCGCATCAGCACCAGCAAGATAGTTCAACTCAGCAGCAGTAGCAGATACATCAACTCCACCAAGAGCCATAGAAGCCATTTGAAACTTACCAGAGCCAGAAATTGTTGATACACCAGAAATAGCACCAGCAGAAGCGATACCTTGATCAGCAGCATTAAGACCGCCTTGAAAAACACCTAAACCATTTGCGCTAATAACAGCTTGACCAGAATTAACATCAAGTTCAGAAACAGAAGCTGTTAAAACAGAAGCAATATTTTGAGAGTTCGCATCAAAACCTTCTTCAGCTTTGATAGAACCAGAAGCAGTAAATGCTCCCAATTGAAATTTATAAGCCATATTATAATCCTCCATAGAAAATATGTTATAAAATAGAGCGCACAAAGCGCCCTAGGTGTTAAATAGAAACTAGTTTTCTAAACGACCAAAAATGTTTCTAGTAAATAAAGAATTTATCGGTGCCGTTTGAGTATAAGTTTACGGCGGCGTACGGCGATTCAAGAACGATTGAAGCTTGTCCGTCAATAGTTTGAGAACCTGATGCAAGGATGGTTATACTATTAGAATTGGCCAATCCTGATTCGTCTTTTACAGTAAAATATTGTCCGGCATCATAATCTCCAGCAGAAGGTAATCTTATTTCAACAGCAGAAGAAGCCGTGACTCCAAGAATTGTTGAAGAAACTGATGCAGTGATAGTTGTGGTAACTTGGGTTCTTGAATAGGAGATGCCTGTTTCAATTCCTACATATGCTGATGCAGACACAGTACCATTAACGGTTAATGTGTGTGTGGGGTTTATGGTATTAATACCTACCTTGTTTACAGAAGAAGAAATAAAGACTGTATTATCTTGAACTGCTTGGTCGGAATCGTTACCTATGAAAATGTGGCCTTTATCTAGATTCGGAGTAGCGTTAGTTCTTCCAGCACCACCAACCCTTACTTGTCCTGAATTATCTGATTTAAGAACTCTTGCAATATTTTGTATTAAGGCACCTGAACCAGTAGGTGGTGAATTAGTTAAGCTACCAGAAACTCCACCAGATCCTGTTTGAACGTACAAAGTGTCACCAGCAGAAAACATTGAGGTATCAAATCCATTAAGTCTTCCAAGAGTGACTATTCGTACTTCGTTACCATCATTAGAAGTACCATCAGCAACCAAACCCATAACTGGCATTTTTGAAGCATCATCAGCAGCAGCAAGTGCTATTGTAGGAGTTTGACCAGAAATACCTTTTACATAAACAGCTTGTCCTCTGGTAATTGTAGCTCCTTCATCATTTATAGCTGTGAACATAAGTCCACCATCTAAGAACTTTGCATAAAGGTTTTCATATCTTAATTCAACTTGTCCAAGATCATATTGCTCATCTGACAATGGCACAATGTTAGACGAAGTCAGAGAGCCATTAAAAATAGAAGAGCCGGTTAATATTAACTCTGATCCGTCAAATGTAAGATTTGCTTCACCGTCTAGTTCTGTTGTTGTTGAGCCAATTGTTACAAGTCTGTTTTCTGCCTGATTATTCAAAGCAGTTATAGCTGCATCGTCAATCGTTACAGTTACATCTCCTCCACTATTGGTTGCTACAACACCAGAACCAACAAAATTTAATGAAGAAGCGGAAGTAGTAACAATAGAACCTTCATCTTTTACCGTAATGTTGCCGGCTTCTGTATCAATATCAGAAAGTTTTTCATTTAAGTATTTTCCAACATAAAGATAAGCTGAAGCTGTGACCGGCACAATTGAAGAATTGAAATCCTGAATAAAGACAACACCGGAATAATAATCAATTTGCCAATCAATTGAATCACCAGAAGTAATTTCATTTGCTGGGTTTGAAGGATCTCCTTTATATAACTTTAAGAAATATTTATTTGGAGAAGCATTTGATATTAATGGGTGTACTAGTTGTAGAGCACCACGAGAGTCATAAATGCGTTTACCGTTCGTAAAAGATCCGGTGCTAGCATTTGGATTTGATGAAGTAGATTCATAGTTTGAAGGAAGCTTTAGGTAATATCCATGCTTACCATAATCAGAAGCTTCATCGCCTCCACCATCAGAATCATTAGCATCATATTCAGTTCCGTCAATTCCAACAATATCAAAATAAACTCTTTCAACTGTTGCAGGATCACCAGCAGAAGCTGAATACAGAGTGTAGAAAGTATCACCAGGGCTATTGGGAATAGGTTCAGCATAGATACCATCAGAAGGCATAGAAACATTTGAGGGTATCGATTCGTTAACATCTGATAACTTATTAGATGTGTGAGCTTTACCTAGAAGTTTCTTGGCTGCAAATTGGGTTGATGTTAAATTAGTTTTTCCTGTACTCATTATTGACCTAGTATGTTATTTGGATTCTAGATAGATAGCCTGTCCAGTCTTTATGTGCTGATATTTTGACAACAAAATATTGATCGTCTCTTATCTGTGATTGTTGGAGTTGTAGTGGAATTGCTCGACCTCCAGTAGTAACTGTTTGATTTAAATCAGAACCTCCACCATTGAAGATTCCAACACCATCAGTTGTTGGTTGAACACCACTTTGATAAGGTCTAATGCAATCCGCCCAAGCCGTTGATTTGTCATCAAGTCCAGTGTAAGTAGGATCATATGAGACTTTCATTTCAACTGTTATATTCTTGTTTGCTCCAAGAGTTCCCGTATAAAAAGCTCCAGATTTTGCTATTAGGTTAGCGTCTCCATACAAAGTAATAGTTGGAGTAATTGAAGATGCTCCTGATTCATTTCTGAAATAGCGATAAATTGTTCTCACATCTTCGTCTAACGTAGAATAGTTTGGATTAGATGAGGGAGCTTGGAGAGACCCACCATCAGAAACATTTCTAGTATCACCAGCAACTCCAATATTAAATGGAGAAATTGCATAACCATTTACAGTAACCAAACCATCAGCATGAGGAGCATTGGAAGCTGTGTCGTTCACTGAGATTGTGGAATCCCAAGTGTTAGCTGAAGAAGTTATAGCCGCTTGATTAGCATAATTACCAGAAACAATTCTGTAATCTTCAGTGTTAAAGTATTCGTTAGTATTAAGATTAGTGCTTCCGATAGAGCCTGAATAAATCATGAAAGAAGTCTTGGAAGCTGAGTTCGTTGTTCTATCAGATTTGAATGGATGCAGTATTCTACCAGTTACAGTTACATCTCGGTCTGTGAATAACCCAAGACCTCCACTTATTGATGTGGAGCTTCCATCGTACAACATTGTACCGGTTACTTCGATACTTGTAGTTTCACAACCGGTTGTATTGTTCAAAGCTGGCATTGAAGTAAAAGAAACAGCAGAATCGAACGTTGTGATTCCTGAACCGGTTATTCTTATATTTGATACGGAACAATTTGTTGTAATTGGAAAAGTAATAGCTGTTCCATTTTGATAAACATTTCTGTAGAAATTAGATCCTGTGAAGGCAAACGAGGCCGATGGATTTGAAGCAAAGTATCCAATTCCTGATTGGTAGTAAACATCAGAATGATCAAAATTATCCAATACAGGAACAGAAACTTCTGTATCATTTGCAGAGCCTGAAGGATCAATGATCCATTCCACATAGTTGGTTTCAGTATCAGTCCCGCCAATTCTATGAATTACTCTCGCATAGTTCCAACCAGTGTTTTGATCGGCTGTTCCTACTTGATAGGTTCCTGTTCTGTAAGGCTTTGTGTAATCTGGAATTCCATCTGTTGTCTCTGAGAAAGAAACAGAAGATAAACTAAAACCTGATGAATTTCCGTTAAAATCGTTTGTTATTGCATTGAGGTTTGCCAAAGAAACTGTATGAACTTCGGTACCGTTTACTTCAAGAACCACAGAACCTGTGTAAGCATCCTTAAAAGAATTAGCAGTGTAGTTGGAGCCGTTTGATCCAACATCTTCGTTCAAAGTTCCGTTAATTATCCTTGTGCTTGAGAAAACTCCTCGTCTGTCTCCGGAAACATTGTAAATGCTGTTTGTGTCAAAGTCCGTCAAAGAAATTGAAGATCCAGTTGCATTTGAGTAGTCAGATACCGTATTTGATGCACCGAATGACAACTTAACTGTGGTACCAGTATCATCGGCATCAATATCATCAAGAGCCAAAGATTCTGTCGGAGCAGCAACATCAGAAGCACCAAGTTGAAAATCCAATTGTGATACGTAACCCCACATTCCATTTGTTTCAATTTTTATTAAAACATATTCATTGTTAGCAACTGATTGAGTTCCAAAAGTCAGGCAATGCACAGAATTACCTGTACCTGTAGCATTTGAATTATCACTAGCACCATTGATGTAAGCCCCATCTCCATCATCTGTAAATCCATAATTAAAGGTTTCTGAAATATTCATCCACCCTGTCGACCCGGGAATTTTTATATAGAAGTGAGCATCATTAGGGTCTAGTCCAATTGTATCTGAACTAAATTTAAATCCGCTCTTTTGAGAAGTTATTTTCATATCTCTGATAACACCACCAGAGGTGTTTTGTATTTTTCTAAAGTAAGTTCTTATTCCTGATTCGCTAGAGTAATCAGGTTGTCCTGTCTCGACATTTGCAAGAGAAGAAAAGTCTCCACTAGCAGGCAAATCACCATCAACTGGATTGTACAATCTTCTGTTGAATTGTATCATTCCGTCATTGTATCCAGAGAGTCCAGAAGAAGTCATGTGCACTGTGGAGTCCCATGTAGCAGAAGAAGCAGATGCTTGTGTATCATAAGAGCCCGATGTTATTCTGAAATCTTCGTCAATAAACGTTTCAGAAAGATTTGAATTAGGATCACTTGTATCATTGTCTATTAGCATGCCCGTAATGGACGCTAAACCACTATTTGAGAGGTTTGATTTAAGTGGATGAGTTGCATTAAGGGAAACAGAAATGGAGCCATTTAAAAGCAAGTTTTGGTCGTTATTGACGCTTGCTGTAACTTGAGCAACTTTTGTTTCGTCTTCTCCAACTCCAAGAGCTGAAAGAGATTGTGCTGTAATTGGATCACAATTTGTTTCGTTAAAGGTTATTATGTTTCCATCCGGATAAACATTTCTGTAAATATTGTTTATCTCTGCTTTATAAGAAGCTGTGAGATCTGTATTGTATTCAACACCAGATACAAACTTTGAACCTGTCAAGAACACATCTTCAATTCTTGCGTTTGTAGCCGAGAGTGCTAAAACAGAACCATCAGGATCGTTAACCCATTCAACATAATTTGTTTCGTAATCTGTTGAGCCAATAGAATGAATAGCACGAGCATAGTTCCAACCAGCTCTTTGATCTTCTGTGTCAACTTTGTATTGAGCTGTCCTGTATTTAAATATATACCATTCAGCTCCATTTCCATCATATGAAGAAGCTGTGACTGATATTGAAGTAAAACCAGAACCTGTTGTGTTCAAGTAACTGTTTCCTGAGCCGAATGAAGATAAATCGACTGTATGGACAACTGTTCCATTTAGTTCAAGTTTTAATGAACCTGTCTCGGCATTACCAAATGCATCTGCTGTGTAAGCATCATAACCGTTTGTTGTTGATGCTGTGACATTAAAGTTTAAAACACCTTCGATGTCTTGTGTTCCGTCATAAATTCCAAGTCGTTCGTTAGAGCCGCTGGTTTCTGATTCGTAGATATTGTTTCTTGTAACAGTATCAAATCCCGCTTCTGTTGAGGAGTTAGCATAATCTGTTATTGTATCTGTGGAGTCAAATGAAAGCTTTGCTGATATTCCTGCTGTGTTTGTGTAATCAATTCTACTCAAAGAAGGAGCAGGACTTGGAGCTAAAATCTTCAAAACTTCATTAAATCTGTCAATTGGTGTTCCAATTGGCATAGAGGAAGTGAGATCTGTAAACAAGCCATCTGTGTAATCGCCATCTTCTGCTGCACCGATTGTAGAATCTCCTGTTCCTGTTCCAAAATCTTCCCAAGTTCCACCAGAGTTTTTGAATTGAAGTGTTCCGGAGTTGTCTCTAATTCCATACCCATCTGAGCCGGTTGTTGCTCCAAAATTAATATGCTCTCCGCCTCCAACATTCAGGCCATTTAAAAGATACATTGGAGAACCTGATACTTCAAGCATGTTTGAAGATGTGGAGTATCCAAGTATAACAGTATTTTCTTCGTCTCGATCAGCAGCTGAAGCTGTGTTTGAGTTATAGAATGTTTTATAAGAACCACCACCAGCTTGAGGTCCCCAGCGAATATGTCTATTATCATGAATATAAAAGTCACCCCAACGTGTTACTGGGTGTCCTATTGTACCTTCATAAGATTGGTAACTAATTTTGTCCAACCCTGAGCCGTTTAGATTGACGGCTTGAGGTAAAATATTTCCAAAGACAAATACACCTCTTTTAAGACCGTACCTATTACCTTGACCAGCGTTAGCAAAAGACCCAGCTCCAAATACAGTAAAAAGACTAGCACTGTAATTGTCTTCATTAGAATCATACAAAGGACTATTTGGATGTATGATTGGAACGTCACTACCAGATAAATTTCTATCTGCGTCGTTAGTAGCATCTAATAATTCATATTCAGGATCTATATTAGATTCCAAAGTCTGAATAAACATTAAGTGCGAATTACGACGAGGATCAGTTTGAACAAGAGTTCTAGCAATATCATAATTCACGGTCTCATAATCATCAGCTGAAGAAGAATTGGACCCTGTTAAAACTGGAAGTTCTATTCTGTATCTAGACTCACCAGCATAAAACCTTGAATTTGAATGTCTTCTAGTCACAAAGAATTGATGTTCGTCAACATTCACATCATTTAGGTTTCTCATGTCCAGTACCGGAGCAGAAAATTGACCTGGAGTATTATTAATCATCAAGATTTCGGGAGCAGGCTCAGCATCAGAATCATCAGAGCCACTAATATCTTGTAGTGAATTCATAACCAAGCGACCAGCACCTTCAATGAATAAACCATGATTGTCGTTTGATGAAGAAAGGACCAAGTTACCAACGAATTTTCCACCTTCAATTCTCATTTCCTCATCAGGTGCATCTGTGTCATTGAGGTCATCTCTTCTAAATAAAAGAGGAGCATAAACATTAACAGGAGAAGCTCCAAAGATACCACCTTGTATCGATATAGGGTCATTGAACACAGCTGCTCCGCTTACTACCAGAGCTGGATTATCAGCTCTTAAAAACACCGCTTCATCAGAAACCAAAACGCTATCAGAGCCGGAAGTTACTGTTGTATTTAAGATACCTCTGTGTGTCGTATTTGATGAAGATAGATAAAAATAATCACCAATAACTGATACCGCTGATTGTTGAGCTGGGTTCAATTGAGACCAATAAGAGCCTGTAACTCTGTATATTAAAGTTGATCCTGCCGAAGCTGAAAGTGTCGTTGTCGAACTAGCAAAGTAGACTGAACCTGTGAATTGGTGTGTATCGTCTGCTGTGTTTCCAAACTTTGTCGAACCTGAAGAATAAAGATTTGTTACTGTTTGATCAACAACATTAACTCTGTATTCATTTGCTGTGAGAGAACCAGATATCGTAACACTTCCGGTTACAATTAGGCCATCAGTTTCATTGAAAGTAAATTTAGAAGAACCACTTAAATCGTTACCATCTTTGTATTGTACTGATCCGTCAATACCTTTGGCTTCAACTGTTCTAGAACCACTTATATATGCCCATCCAAATTCTCCCATTATTCATCAACTCCCGATCCTGTGTGTTGAAACATTCTTGAACTTGGAATGTTTGTCAATTCTGCCTCGACGGAATAATCGCAATCTCCTCCGTCTGCTGAAAGGTATAGTTCCTTTGATTTTACATTCATTGTTATTGATTCGTTTTGGGAATCAAGTGTCCAATAGTGCTTGTTTGTTTCAACGTTTGGTAGAGACCCTGTTGATCTAAAGTGAACTCTTAGTTCTCCTCCGGAGCCACCAAAGGTGTGTGTACTAAAATTATATATTTCTCCTCCGTCTAGATTATTATCTATAAGAGGGTAAGATTGTATTTCGTCAATTACTTTAATTTCTGTTGATGGAGAAGAAGAGTCATTTTCATCAAAATTCCATAATAATGCTATATCTGAGTTTCTAACTGATGTAGGATCGACATAATTACCGTTATTATACAAAGAAGAAACATCTGAAGGATTTAAAGCAACACGCCAAATGGCATAACTAATAGGACTAAACTGTGGACTTGAGCTTGGTGTATTAATCTGTATTGTTTTAAATTCTCCGCGAGCGTAACTAGAATTAGCTGGGCTACCTGAACCTTGAGAAACCGCATTTAAATAAAAATGAAATGAATCATTTGAGTGCGAACTTGCTGCTCCTCCACTTGTTACTAAGACAACGTTATAAACAGTATCAGCTTGCAAAACAACTGAAGAGTTAATATCCACAAATTCTCTGTTTACATTGAAAGCATCACTGGGGCTACTATAAAACGCAAATCTTACTTGTAAAGTAGAGTTTGTAAATATTCTTATTTGGTAACCTTGTTGCGGTTGTGGATTTAGCGGAAAAGCATAAGTAACAGTTTGGGTAGAAGATCTAGTCATTGATGAAGGTGTTTTAAACCAATAAGATAAAGTAACTCCTTCAGAGTAAAGAATTTCGGAACTAAAAGAATTACCGTTTTGCAAAGCATAATCATCTTGAACCTGGAGTATGCTTACTTCTTGCCCACCAGCCGAATCCAATTTAACCGTTATATTATTCGAAACCTCAGGAAATTGAATCTGTTGTTCAGAACCATCAGTTACAGTTGAAGCCGTAACAAACGGCTTACCAGAAACCTGATAAGAACCTACATTTTGTAATCCTGCTGTGTGTTTAAAATTATCACTCATTCTTACTCCGAAATTCCAGAACCCGTAAGGGCATACATTCTATTCTTGTCAATATGGGTCAAAGAAGCATAGAGTGAATAATCGCTACCAGAACTACCGCTTAGATAAACTTGCTTACATTTAACGTTAAAAGTCTGTTGTTCGCCATAAGCAATCTTGTATTTATTTCCATCAGGAGCGGATGAAGAAAAATAAACATACAAATCATCAGCAGAATCCGTATTCAATACCACAATTTGTTTTGTTACTTTAGGAAAAGTAATTTCGTCTTCTCCATTTGCTGATCCTGTCGCACAATAAGGACGACCAGCAACTTGATAAGCTCCGACATGATGAAGACCAGTTGAATAAATATTGCTCATTACACACCCTCCAAGCCATCAAGAGAATACATTCTTCCTGTTGGGATGTTTGTTAGTTCTGCAAACAACTGAACACCAGAAGCAGCAGAGGACGATACAAATATCTGAACACACTTTACATCGATTTCAACTTTCTTGTCATTTGGAAGTGTAAAAGGTTTTGTAGAAGATCCTGAGAAATAGAAATTTACTGGATTACTTCCTGTATTTTCAATTACAATCTTTTTTGTAACCGTTGGGAAACTAAAAGATATTTCTTCATTATCAAGAGAAGAACCTGTTAAATATGGGGTTCCTGCTACTTGATATGAGCCTACGTTTCCTAAACCTGCTGTATAAATATTGTCCGACATTCTTTCTCCAAAACTATTGTAAATAGTCTATTTTTTACGTTTTCTTTCTTCTTTCTTTCTTCGACGAATTGCTCTTTCTTTAGCTCTTCGTTTCTTTTCTGAAGGTTTTGTGTAATGTTGACGATCTTTTATCTCGTCAATAATTCCAAGTTTTTTGCATTTCTTAATGAAACGCTTGATAACTCTTTCGATATTATCTTTCTTCTTTACTCTATATGTGTAATTATTTGCCATCTTTACCTGCCATTTTTTCCCATATAAGGGAAGACTTGCCCATAAATGATGAGATGTCAACACCTGGGTCATTTGGATCAACATCAGATAAAGCACCTTGCCCAGTTTGTTGTGGAGCAGGTGCTGGTGTGGTTCCTTCAAAAAGATTAACACCATTGTAAGCATCTTTACCAATAGCATCCATCATTTTCTTTCTTTGGTTTGCTAATCTTGCTTTTGCTTGTTCGTCTGTTTCATATTGAGGTTGTGGTTTTTTTGGGAATCTTTGCTTTGTTTCAACAATAGGTTCTCCAACACCTTTGACAACTTCACTTATAATTGATGAAAGAGTGCCATCTTCGAATATTACTTCTTTAATGCACTCTTTTATTAATGGTTTTAAAATTTTTTTTAATTCTTGCTTTTTCATTAGTCCCTCAAGATCTTATTAAATAGTTGGTCAATATTGTTTTCTTTACCCTCAGCTATTTTAAATTTAACTGCGCCTCTGTTTATTCCAGATGTAGATCCACGAGGAGCAACATAAGCTTCTGGTGTTGAAGGTTCTGCTACAATGTCAAAACAAATTAATTGGAAGTCTTCTTCAACTACTGTGTTACCCATTGATTCTTTAACAGAACCAAGTCCTCGAGAAGAAATACCAAGTTTTACACCAGCATTGATTAGATCTTTGAGAATACGACCAGATGGTGTGTCAAGAACTTTGATCTTGCCCATGACATCTTTTCCTTCCCACCAACATTCGGTAATCATGTGTGAAACATTCTTTAAGTTTATAACAGAATCATCCGGATGATCTAGTTCGCCTGTGGCTCTGTTATCTCTTATGATTTTTTGATAATTTTGTATTTCTTTCTTTAGAACTTTCTCGGGATAAACACGTCCGTTTCCGTTCTTTTTGTCAGCAGTTTGAATACGACCAACAAGATAAACAGCCCCCTCTTGGATTACCTCACGTTTTTGAGATTCGCTCAGACGATCAAGGCAACGTCCATCGGGACATAGTTCAAAAAATTCTGTTAATAATTGTTTACTCATTTTACATCTCACTAGCTAGTTGTTGTAGTAATTGTCTATTATCCACACTCACTATTTCATCAAACCCTTCATCCATACTTACATCTTCAAATGATGCAAACATTCTATCAAAAACAGCAGGAGGGATTGTTTTAGATTTACCCATTCTTGCAGCAGCCTCAGCTCTTTTTTGAGCAACGGCTTTAATAAATTCTTCAGCTCCTTTAGATTCAAAAACAACAGCAATTTTTTCATATTGATCTTCTGAACCTTCAATTGCTTTTAAAGCACCAGATCTGGCTCTCTTGTTCATATTAGTCATATCAACTACAATGTCTTGACCACTATCTACGGCACCTGCTACTCTCTGTGTAAACAAGTTATGAACTTTCCCATTTGCTTCCATAACAGTTGAAAACACTGATTTTGCCCAAGTCATCCAACTTGGTGGTTTCTGTACTTCACCGTATTTTTGGTCAACACTGCCAATTTCTGCGTCCTGTGGTGGTGTTGCAAACATGTCGTCATATGTCCAACCATATTCTGAGGCAACATCTTCAACTATATCATCTCTATTGATGACGTAAGGTCTATTTTGTCCAAAAGTTTTATTAATCCAAGTTGATTTACCAACAGATGGTGGACCAACGAGGACAAACATTTTTAAACCCATGTTTTCTCTTAAAACACGATTGAGCTCTTCCTTTATGATTTGTCTTAATTGTTTATTTGTTATTTTCATTTCTTTCTCCATAAAATGCGGGCGCAACCCGCTTGAGTCAGCTGCCTGAACAGCAACGACGAACTGGTTGTAGCATCCATTTTTTATTCATCTTTATCTCCAATTTTTGAAATGCGAAAGCCGAAGTCATCAACCAACATAGAAATCAGATATGATGTTCCAGCAGAAATCCAACCGCAAATAAAGAAATTGGCGGTTGTGTAATCAAATGTAAATAGTTCTGTCCAACGGTTAATGCAAAATAAAAAACAACCAACCCAGAAGCCCATACACAAAGGGCAGTGGAAAAGTGTGTTCCATTTCTTTGTGTAATCTTTTGGTGGTCGGATGTCTTCAAAGATCTTGCCGTGAATAAGAATGAAAGTCAAGCCATAAGCGGCGAGTATAAAGTTAAGCATTAGACTCCTAGTAAGTGTAACGTCCATACAGATAAGGCGCAAATAGATTATGTTGTAAAATAGAACCCTTCTCTTCTGCATGAGGCACTTCGCCTAGCTCTGTATGGTTTTCTTCGTCAGGTTTCAATTGAGCATCTTGCATCATATCATCGTGACCTTTCTTCATTTTTGATGATGGAGCTTCGGACTTTATCCACTCGGACAATTGATAGATGGTTGACTTGATTGAATCTCTTTCTTTTGATTCGTGAATCTTTCCTTCGAGAGAACCATAAACGTTACCACCTTGGATTGAATCGTACTCAATAATACCGTTCTTTCTCATCCATTCCATCAAACGTGCTTCTGCACCATAAACGACTTCTGACATTAGGTCTTTTGGAAATGCAACCAACTTCTTTTTCTCAACCATGAGAACAATGTCAATGTCAGCATGATCAAACACAAGAAGATCTCCATTAAGAGCTTTGCGAATGTTCATTTCAAATTTTGTTGTTCTTTCGTTTGGGTTTACAATTTTTATTCCAATCCCAGGATCAGTGAAATGGATATCTCTATCTCCTTGAATTTTAATATCCAAGTCTCGTTCTTCTGGTTCAGTTTGGATGTTGATACCTGTTGGGGTTTGTATATCGATACCAATATCTTCTTTTAATATGTCTGTGATAATATCTTGTGGTGGTCTATACATTTATTTGATCTCCGCTAATAATTGTTGAATATGAAACACATCTTTCACAACTTCCTCGGTTAAAGGTTTTGTTTTAAACCCTTCAATCTTTTCTTTAATTAGTTTTATCTTATCGGCCCACTTGCCTTCACTAAGTTGATCGCATTCTTCTTTCAATCTTCCAAGCTCTTCGTTCATGAACATCTTGAGCCCTAAACCATTGTCGGAGAATGACGTAATGAAATTGGTCAACAATTCTCTTTGTTCTTTTAGCAAAGTTTCTTTATATGTGTCATTAAATTTAGAAACGAATGTATTGTATGTAAGGTTGTCAAGAGGCTTCATTTTATCCTCTTTAATCGCTTGAGGATGCGAAATAACAAGTCCTTTTACCTTTTCCTCTATCAATAGGCGAGTCTTTGCTTTAAGGCCACTAGAATGGAAATATTGGCCCACGGTTGCAATTGATTTATAGTTAGGAATAAAGTTTCCAAATGCCTCTGGAAGATTTTGATTGAATTCTTTGATTAGATTGGTTTGCTCGTTAAAGATTTCTTTTCTATCTAAAGCTTCCCAGTCTTCTTTTACTTCTTTCATATAACGAAGTCCAAGAGATTCCTCAAGCTTTTGAGGTTCCATTAGTTGTTTGTACAATTGGAGATCGTTGTAAAGAGGTTTTCCTTTTGAGAAAAATCTTTTAAGCGTCTCAACAATTTGTTGTTTCTTTTTGAGCTCTCCTCTTACAACGGCCTTGGTCATTTCTTTGATTAGGCATTCGTAAAGAAAAGCGGTATTTCTTTTCTTATTATGTTTCATTTGCTTCTCCTTGTTAAATATCTAAAAACTCTCGGGATATAATATTCTGTAGTTCGCTACGTAACCGTCTAAGTTCCCACTGTTTTCTTTTTGCCGCATCTTTATCTGCATCAGTCGGATCATTATTGAAAACACCTGCTTCTCTCACCCTGTTTCCTAAAATCTTATATAATCCTAAAGCTTTTATATTATCCTCGTTGCTCCAAATCCTTCCGGTTCTTTCTGGAACATAAACTGTATTCAGAAATTCAGATGCGTGTTGGATTAATTCCTCATCTGTAAATTCATGAGGAAGCCCTAAGCCCACTTGCATTTCTTGAAGTGTATTATCAAGTTCTTCTTTTATTATTTGTTTTAGTTGTTTGTTTGTTATTTTCATTCTATTGATTCCTTTTTGTTTAATGATTCAATAAGCATCTCGACTTCGCGAGATACTGTTTCTAGTTTTTGTTCTTCTTCTAAATAGCCACCAGCTGCTTGGGAAACAGAAAATTCATTTCCAACATAGCCTTTATAAATGTTACGACCTGTAGATCTTGCTGCCTCAATTCCTGTGGAGCCGAGCATAGACTTTTTCATACCGCCTTTATCATAAGAAGATTGGTGCCTTTTGTATGGACCTCGTCTTGTGTCGGGATTGTTAAATCCAACCTTTCTTGGAATATCAACATATGAAGGTGAATCATCACGTTTCGCAGAGGGTTCGGCGAGCAGATCGGTATCACCCCCTTCGTCGCCGCCGACATCTCCTCCACCGGTGTCTCCACCGCCAAGGTCACCGCCAAGGTCACCTCCTAAATCTTCACCTCCACCAAGGTCACCTCCACCACCGAGGTCGCCAAGTCCACCAGAAAGTCCGCCACCACCACCGGCGTCTTCACTAGCTTCTCCACCAGCAGTAGCAGCTTCAAGTTTTGCTGCGAATTTTTTATCAAAGAACATTTCTCTTTGGTTACGAAGAAACTCATCCTCAGACATTCCGAAAAGGTGTTCCGCAATCCAGCGTTTTGAGAAGTATCCTTCTGTTGCATTTCCAGCAACAGAAAACTTTTTGTCCCAATGTTCAAGTTCTTGCAACTCAGCAATCTTAGACGGATTGTTTAGTTGAAGTGTGAAAGCTAATAGATCATCATTTCTGTATCCCATCGTGTAGAGATGTATTATTCCAATCTTTTCTAATTCAGCAATTGCAACTCTTTGTAATCTTTGTATTGTTCTTGCAAATCTAATATCTTTTTGAGCTAATGTGGTTTTGTCTTCAGAAGCACCTTCGCCCATGGTCAAATAAGACTGAGGTATCTTCAAAGCAGCAAACAATTTATCTCTGAGATACTTAACATCATCAATACCGCCATTATAAGCTGCACCGGGAAGACTTGTGATATCTGTTGAAGATTGTCCTCCACGTATTGGAATATAATAATCTTCTTCAATTGATAAAGGGTTATAACGTAGATCGACACGACCTGTATTTGGATCTACAACTGAGTGTCTTTTTAATTGTGACATAACTTTTTGCATGTACTGTTCAACTTCTTGCGGTGGAATACCACCAACGTCAATTTTGAACAACCGACGTTCAGGAGCACGTACAATTCTATAAGCCATCATAGCATCTTCTAAAAGAATAAGTTGACGGTGAATGCGTCTACAAGGTTCGAGGACCGACGTTCCATAAGGAGCATGCTTATCATTACCAAGGATTCTGAAGTGAGCAACTTGCCAATTCTCCAGAGTTAGTCCAGCTGTGTTCCACTGGTATTGAACGTAATTAGGATTACTTTGGTCCTCGCCCTCAAGACGCTCGATCTCTCTGGTTGGAAGACCAATAGCAGATCGAATTCCCATATCTTCATCAATATCAAGATAAAGAAAGAAATCACCGTACTTGCACATTGTTCTTGCCCATCCAAATAGGTTGTGTTCAATGTTAAGAACATTGTGATATAAATTATGGAGGATGTGTTTTATTTCTTCGTTCGCACATTTAATGTTAAGCATCGGACGAAGTGCTGTGTGAGTTGTCATCTCATCTGCATAAATATCTAATGAAGATGCGATCTCTGGCATATATTCCATTTCATCAAAATCAACATAGCGCTCTGCTCTGTTTCTGTTTGAGATCATGTTAAGAGTAACAGAGTTTATGGGATTGTATTCCCACTTCTTAAATTGAGCACCAGTAGCTGATTGAAACTTTGTTGCATAATTATCTAATTGTCGTCTTCTTAGTTGACGACCTGTTTGTGTTCTTCTCTGGGTAATCGGACCAGAAAACAATTTTGTAAGAGCCTTAAATAGATCCGACTGAGGATTATAAGGCGACTTTTTATATTTGGGCATAGCTATTCCTTTTCGTAGTAAATAGTTCTATTATAACATAAAGTAAATCGAATGTCAAGCTATCCTCTGAAAATCCAAGCAAAGTCTTTGTATGTCTTCTGAAACTCTTCTAGTGACTCTTGTGTCTTTGTCCCAGTGTATCCTCTCATTCCTTTGATAGCTGTGTTCATTGTGGTTTGTGATGATTTGATAGAAGAAATCATTGCTTCTTGATACAACTTATCTTTCTCCGAGACTTCCAAAGCCGTATCTCTAACCCAACACGCAATTGCGAGAGCCATTATCAAGTCGTCATGATAAGATCGCATTGCTTGTGGTTTTCCGTTGTTCCAAATAAATGTTTTTACTTCGTGAAACAACCGACTTGACTTTGGTCTTACCAGCTTATTTCTTACATATTCTTCGAGCTTGGCAACAATCAGAGGCCTTGTTTTGACAGATGTTGTGAATCCTATAACTGCTCTGTCATTATATTCTCCTTCAAGAGAATCAACATATTCATGTGTTGATTTGATTGAATAATAAAGGTTTGGATATCCAAGATCTCTTACTTTCTCACAAGCAGCAATACCAATGCCAACATTCTCGATGACTATAAGGCAGTTGCCATATTCTTTCCCAGCATCATTTAGAATCTGAGCAAAATGATCCATCGTTGGTTTTCCTTGGTATTCAGCAACTACATCCATTGTATCCGTTCTCAGAATGTGAAATACAGAAGAGTCAGCTCCGTCTCCTCGAGCAACGTCTGCTACCATAAGATAAGGAACACCTTCTTGATACTTTTCCCAAATCCACAAGTTTCTATCCCATCCTGTTTTGTACTCAGGTTCTTGTTGTTGTTCCAATAGCCAAGCAATGTCATCCGGATGAATAACAGTTTCACCAGATGTGTTGAAATTACATTCAAGCTCCTGTGCTATTTGTCTTCTCGACATGTTCTTGGTTTCTTTTGCGAACCATGCCTGATCACGTTCAGGGTGAACATCCCAAGGTAAGGATACAGGGTGAAATTCATTATCTCCATTCTCGGCATCCACATAAGTTCTGTGAAACCAGTTTCCAACCCCCATAGGCGTTGATAATGCGATACAACGACCCCCTGTTGATAGAGTGGGGTAAAGACCTGCCCAAAGCTCTTCAAGTCCTTCAACGTGCGCTGCCTCGTCTATAATAAGCAAAGATAGGGCTTCCGAACGACCAGCGTCTGCTGATGTTCCAACAGCTTTGATTGTGGAGCCATTTGAAAGTTCGAACGAGGTTCTGTTATCTATCGTAATGTCGGCAATTGCCATCCACGGAGGAATGTTTTTCATTACCATTTTTACTTTCTTTACCAAGTTGGCTGCTGTATTGAACTTGGTTGCCATTACCAAGATGTTCTTTTCTTTATGAAACAACATAAACCATACAGCATAAGCAGCAGAGATTGTGGAAATACCTAACTGTCTTGCTTTGAGAATGACGGTAAAGCGATAGTCGTTAAAATCCTTAACCAATTCATCTTGATAAGGATAGGTATTAAAAGGAATTAAACCCTTAAGTGGGTGAGAGATCCTACAATAGTTATTAATAAAGTAGAGAGGATCTTTTCCACACTTAAGGATTTCTTTTATTATTTCTTGCTTTGAAAGTTTTAGAGACATTATCCCTTCTTACTAGCTGGTGACCTTTGCTCTTGCTAATTTTTCAACGTTCAATTTATCAGGTTTAGCATTAAGTCTTTTTATCATGTTGAAGAAATATTGAGCACCTTCTTGGCCTAATGGTTTCCCTTTCAATGACAATAGAGTCCTGTAGCTTTGTTGATCAAAATAATGAACAGGAATATTCCAATTTTGACTATCGTCAATGCTAACATTTTGAAGTTCTATGTTTCCAGATGGATCAAAAAAAACAAAAGCTTGTCTTTCTTCATTGAGGACTGTTTCTAATTCTTCTTTAATAATTTGCTTTAATTGTTCATTTGTGATTTTCATTTTTGATTTGCTCCTTTTTTGCGTGTATCGTTTTGTGGGCGTTTGTCCGAAAATTGTTCTAAGAACTTTCTTGTTACGTCTCTTGTTTGGTCTATTGAAGGCTCAAGAATAGGCAAGGATTCAATTCCGCCAATCTTGAAGTGTTGTTGTGCCTCAACCCAATTACGAATTCTTGATGTTGATTGAACAAGGATATTAGGCTCACCTTTAGCTGTAAGGGTCACTGACTTTCCTGTAACTGCTCTGTATTCTTTTTGCAAGAATTTCTTGATATCATTCATCATTGATTCAATATCTTGTTCAAATCTCCCACCATAAACTTCTTTAAGCATAACCTCGGCTTGGTAAGAAAGAATCATTGAGTCACCATAGAAGCGAACTTTGAAGCCGTCCATAACTCTTTTGTCCATAATTGGACAACCTTCTTCTCTTTTCAAACCCATTGTGCGAGCTTGACCGTCGTAAGAATATTTTTCATCATGTGCGCCATCGTAAGCATTAGCTGCTGCTTGTGAAAGTCCTTGTATAATTTCTAATGTTGTGTTGCTCATAAGATTCTCCTTTTATTGTTTGAAGCCTTTACCTGTTAAAAAACTACCAGCTTTTTGCATAAATGTTCTATTCCTTGCTTTCTTTTTAGCATCTTTAATTAATTGTTTAATTTCAAATGCCGAATCGTTTGCAATTTTTTTCATATCTCTGTCTTGTAATTGTGTAATATTCTTTTTTGTCATATAAGCCTCGGTTGTTTCTTCTACTTTATTTATAAAATCTTTTTCTGTCATTCCGCTAATCTTTTTTAAAGCTTTAAAAAAACCGGTTCTATCGCCTCTATGTTGTCCAAAATCACTATCCATCAATCCTATCAAGTCACTTATGGTATCTTTAACAACAAACTTTGACATTTCGCGTATGTTAGCACTTCTTTTCCCAGGGGCAGCTCTGTCTTTTGCTGCTTGTTTTTTGTCTGCTTGTTGTTGTCTATAAGCTCTCTCACCAGCTTCTTGGTTATCATAATGTTGAGATTGTCTAGCTTTAGCATCTCGTTCTAGATCTTTTTGCTGTTTGCTTTTTGCATAACCTGTTCGACCAGATAAACCTGTGGTTTCTCCCTGTCCTGCATAAGCTTCATTTAATACAGCTTCAAGCTCTTCTTTGATAATTTGTCTTAATTGTTCATTTGTTATTTTCATTTTGGGGTCTCCATCCTTTTAGCCATCGTTCTTCTCGTCCCTCAACCCATTGGATATAACATTTTTCACAACAATCAAATTTTGCCATATAAACGTCATCGTTTGATTTGAATGAATAAGTATTACAAGTAGGGCAAGAGCGTTTAGATTCTTTGGTAATTAGTTTCTCTGCAATAAAAACGCCACCAACTTCAACTTGGAAGTCATCTTTTTGTTTTGAATCTTTGTAAAGATCTTTTAGTTGTTTTACATATTCCTTCTCTTTTTCGTCGGTCCAGTGCCTCTTTGGATTGTCGATGGCTTCTTGGCCGTATTTTTCTGCAATAGCTTTTTCTACTTTTACAATATAATTTGGATCTTTATTTTTCATTAAACCTCCCAGTCTTCTGGAAATTTAATTTTTCTTTTTAACATTCTGCTAATCTCATCTGGTGCCAAATCCCTTACAGATTTTTGTTTTTCTAAATCGTCTGGGAACAATTGCTTAGCAGCTTTAATAGGATTAGTGTGATGCGGTGAAGCCATCTGACGAGCATAATCTGGATTTTGTTGTGCTGTTTTTATTGTTTGATACATTTTAAAGAAAACATTAACCAACTGTCTCGTATCATCAGCAGCAGTATGTAATTGAATTGCGTCTTTTGCATAAACTTGCATAAGTCTTGATAATTTACTTGTAAATTTTTGTGTAATTCCTTGTTGAATTTTTTTCTGATTTGTTTCAGGATCAAAGAATTGAGCTGCTATTGGGTCTTCATATGAGTTAAGCATAGTGATAACTTGCTTAAACAAATAACGTGTAAACTTTAAAGTGTCGAAAAAGTCATTATCATAAAACGAATCGTAACCAGAGACTAATTGAGCAACTTTTTGTTTGTCTTCTAAAGTCTCAGCTAAGTACTCAACTCTTTTCTTAAGAAATTGATTATCAAATGTGATTATGTTGTGACCTAACAAAACCTTATTATCAAAAGAATCAAGCCAATTAAAATATTCAATCAAAGCATCTGCTTCATCAACGTCTTCAAGATCTAGATCACTATGGTGTGTAAATTGAAGTGTTTTATCAACTGTTATTGGAGCATCTGGCTGACGGGCTGCTAATCTGCTAAAAGAAGATTCAGGGTCTTTCAATTGCTCTCTCTCAAAAGCTTGTTGCATTAAAGTATCAGGGGTGAGGATCACTTTTCTTTCAAATGGTTCTCCAACTAAAGCTTGTGCTGGGTCATCATCTAAAGATTCGATTTCATATGCTGTCGCACCAATTTGTGTTATTTGTCCAGAGTAAGTTCTTTCTTGTAACTCTGGTGGTAAGTACTTTTCTTTTGTCATTCCCGAGATTGTTTCTAAATCCCAAAAGATAAGCGTTTTGCCTTCTAGTTCTTCTCTCATAAACTGAAGAGCGTCTCTTGGATTCATATTTGGTACTGGACTTATATCTTCTAAGAGAACTTTTTTTAGTTCTTCCTTGATCATTCTTTTGATATCTTGTTTTGTTATTTTCATTATTTTACCGCCTTTGCTATTGAAATTGTAATTCCTACTCCACTAATTAGTCCTAACGTGAACCAAAGTTGTCTTTTTGGTGGTGTTTTTAGCTTTTCAAGTTCTTGAATTCTTTCTTGCTGTGCTTCTACTTTAAGTTGAAGAATTTCTTTATCATACTTGTGTTGAGATTTTATTTGTGTTAATTCTTCTTCTTTCCTTGCGAGAGCTAAGCCAAGCTGATAGTCCATTTCAATTTGACACTTCTCAACACAATTTGCTAATTGATCAGCAATAAGTTGCGATGCCTCCTCATTGAAGAGGCGACCGGAGAATGGAGCAGGCTCACCTTGCTCTATTTGTGTGTACTCGGGAACTTGTCCCCAAGCAAGTGTTGAAAGTAATAGTAAAATCATTTGTTACTCCATTGTAGGATCATCAACATAAACCATAGAATTAGTTTTAAATTTAGAAAGAACTGGTTCAATTTGTCTCAGTTCAAATTTTAATTCTTCATATTTTTGTTCTGCTTCATTTAATTTCTGTTCAAGATGATTAGGTGGTCGTTGTGTCTGTATCCGGCCCCAAAGCTGTTCTCGTAACTCATAAATTTTCATACTTAGTGATTTCATCTCTTCTTTTATCGGGTCTACATGTTGCTTTATTGCCTGATAAAGATCAGCTCTGTGCCATGGTTCCAACCCAGCAGCCTCAATTAATTCCAAACCGTGAATTAAATCTTCTGTATCTCCATTTCGTATATAACGAGCAAGTTTTTGAATTCTATCTTCTTGTTCATTAAGAATGTAAGATAATTCTTCTTTAATAATTTGTTTCAATTGTTTGTTGGTTATTTTCATTTTTTCTTTATTCCAATGTCTTGAAAAACATCGTCGATATTAGCGTTTTTATTTTGTAATTCATCTAACTTTCTTTGTTTTTCAGCTTCAAGGGCAGCTTTAACTGCTTTGGATTTTTCATCTGCTTTTTTATCTCTGACTTGCTTTTCTTTTTGTAGGCGTTGAATTTCTTCGTTTTCTTTTTTGTATTGATCTTTGGCAAGCTTGGCCATTTCAAGATAGTTCTTATTAGCTTTCTTTCCGAGAACATAAGATAAAACAAACAGACCCATAAGAACCAACCAGTTCTTATGAGCTATTATCCATCTTCTTGCTTTATTCACCCAGAACATAACTACGCTCCATGTCTCCACATCTTGGCAAAGTCAACAGCGGTTTGTCCGCCGATGTAAATCATAGCAATCATTCCCCAAGTTTCAGGGTCTAATTGCGCGTTCCACAATAAAGCTGTGGCTACTATAAATACGAGCAGCTTACGAGAAACTGCTTTCTCTTGAATTGCATCAAGAATACCTTTGTTCTTATTATCAAGATAAAGTTTATCTTTTAAATCCATTTCTTTTGCTTTGGCTTCCATTTGTTCTCCAAGTTTTAAAAATTCTTCTCTTGTCATTGTTATCTCCAAAAGAAAAAAGCCTAAATAGCTTTTACACTAAATAGGCTTTTGAAAGAGATTTAGCAGTTTACTTTTGCATAACCGCCAACTTTCTGTATGTCTATCGTTTTATCAACACAGTCTTTTAGAACATCAAGGTGAGAGATCAATAGCACTGTTTTGAACTTGTCTTTTATCATATCAATTAGTCTTACAAAGCCCTCCATATGCTCTTGGTCTAATGCCGTTGCCGGTTCATCCATGATAAACAGCGTAGATTTAGGCAAATTGGTTATCTCGATAAGAGCAAGACGAATGGCCATAGCTGCTATGGTCTTCTCTGCGCCTGATCCCATTGAGATAGGTCGAGAGTCATACTTTGGATGCTTTATATTGATATCTAGATTGCGACCATCTTCCTCGAACATAACTTGGAAGTCAACAATGTTTGCAAGACACTTTTGTATTTCCTCGTTAATAAGAGATAGTTTTTGTTTGATAATCTCATAAGCAATTCCATTTGGATGCATGCAACGCATAAACAATTCATAAGCTATGAAAGATTCTTCCAATTCATCCTGCTCTCGTTTTTCAACATTAAGACGCTTGATGGTACTTTTAACAGCTCCAAGCTCAACTAACAAATCCTGAATCTTTTTATCGCATCTTTCTTTGCGACCTTTTGCTTCATTCATTTTAGTCTTCACAGCATTCTTGGTTTTAACAAGAGAAGATAGGTTCTCAATTGCTTGCCTATTGGCATTATACTCGTCTCGTTGTTGTTCGAGAGAAGCTTTCTGGTTACCCATCAAAGAAATTTTTGAAACAATAGACTCATTTGTAATCTCTAAGTTTTTGTTTATTTGTACAAACTTGTCCCTTTTGCTTATATTCTCATCAAGAATTCGAAGATCTTTTTCAGCTGATTCTTTGTCCAACCCAAAGATCTTTAGCTTCCAACCATCAATAATCTTTTCAACCTCCTCAATTTCTTCCTCAAGAGTTGGAAGATAATCTTTGGCTTTGGTAGCATCTTTTACAAACTTGTTATTAGAACAGTATTCACAGTTAGGATCATACTCATGGTCATGAAGCATGTTGATCTTTTTGATAGACTGCTTTTCTTTTGTTTTGAGAGCCTGTAGTTCCTTTTCAGAAGCTTTTAGAGACTTCTCGAAGTCATTACACTGCTCTATTATTTGCGCAAGCCTATGTTCATTTATGGAGCTTACAATAGCTTCTGCTTGTTCAATTGCTAAAATGTTTTCTTTTATAGTGGTTTTATTTCCGGAAACCTTAACACCAGCCTTATGTATCTCGACATCAAGTCTATCGATCTCATCTTCTAACTCATCAATGTCAATAATTTGTTGAGGAATAGAGTTGATTTCTTGCTCTATGTCTGCTAATTCTTTTAGCAATTCTTCATAACGATTGGTATGCTTTTTACAAAGATCTGTTTGTTGATCAATATCATCATTGATCTCCTCGACTTCTTCTTGCTTTGCAACCAACAATTCTCCAAGCTTTTTATTCTTGAGACGTTTTATCAGCGCTGAAATCTCAGAGGAATCTTTCTTGGCAAAGTTAAGTTTTTGTTCAAAAATGTCCAAATCAAGAAACTTCGCAAGTGTATTCTTACGCTTGGTTGAACCTTCGTTAATAAAAGAAAGAGAATCCATTTGAGAAGCCATAGAAGTTATCATAAAGTCTTCAATGTCGCCAAAGATCTTTCTTATGTTAGCTTCGGTATCTTTTACAGAATCCCCGTTGCAAGAAGAATTGGTAGTGAGATTATGGAAATCAAGATCACCAGAGGCAGTAGCGACGGACTTTCCTTTGACGGTCTTGCTAGATTTATTAAGATTGCGAGTAATTTGATACTCTTGACCATCTGCTTCCACAACCATTCTGATAGAGGCTTTGTCTTTGTTTTGATTGACGAGGTGAACGTTTTTCTTTTCGGCCTTGCTGGTTCTGCCAAAAATGCCATAAAGAGCAGAATCAATAACAGAAGACTTCCCACTGTAGTTCTTCCCAAAAATGCCAACAGTTCCAGAAAGGCTATCAAAATCCAACCTATTGTCTTGTCCATAATTAAATAGATTCGAGAACTCCATCTCTTTAATATTCCATTTGACATTTCTTCTGACTTCTTCACTTTTCTCAACCTCTATATTGTATTTAGTATTGAGATCCAACACTTGACACATCAAGTCTTCTTCTAAGTCATAATCCTTTAAATAATCTCTAATGTATTGTTCTTGGATGGAAGCATCACGCATGTTCTCCATCTTATGCTCTTCTCCGCCCGAGGTTGTGAATTGAGATGTTCCTTTGTTTAGAAAGGTCAAAGACACCGGATTGTATTTAGAACGCGCTAAATCGGTAACCTTGCGGATTGTAGCACTATCTAAATTTGTTGTTGAGATTAATCTTAGACGACAACCGTGAGGCACATGAATGTGTTGAGGTATGCCACCCTTTTGGTCTAGGTCTACTGTGACAAATGGTCGAGGATTTGTGAAGATTACATGCTGACAATCAAAATCATCTTTGGATCTTATGTTCCATAGTTTGTAGCCTTTGCGTCCATCTTCTGAGAAGTTTTGCTGAATTGTGGAACCAGCATATTGGACACGACCTTCTGTGTCTAAGATTTGTGGCTTGTGAATATCTCCAAGCATAACAAAGTCATGATCTTTGAAAATGCTTATGTCATCGTCTCCGTGTTCCATAGCCCAGCCTGAGCCTGTTCTTGATCCCATAACAGCACCATGATAAAGAGCAATGTTAATGTCTCCGGTCTTTGGACGCATCCAACCGTCTCTGTCAAAGATTGACAGGACATTTAGGGACAAGCCAGGTTGTGGTGATACACGCCCAGAGTTCTTTAGCAAATGCAATTGTGGATGGTTTAGGGCATTTACTATGGGAGACACAGCATCTTCCCTATCAGAATTCTTTAGATTACCGTCATGGTTTCCAAGAATAATGTAAGTTGGTGCAATGTCAGCTAAGTTCTTTAAGAACTCAGAAGCCAGAGCAAAGTACTCTGGCGACAATTGAGTTTTGGTGTGAGCCAGATCCCCACAATGAATTATATAATCTGGTTTTTGTGATAATAGTTTTTTATAAATTTGATTAAATACAAATCTGTATTCGTCGTGGAATTTTAGGTTCCGGATGTGGGTGTCAGCGAAGTGACAGATGCGTAATGGTTTCTTAATCATAAATCCTCCGTAATTAATTAAGTGTTTTTATTATAACACATTACAAAAGATTTGTCAAGAAAAAAGTTTAATTTAGTTAGCACCTCTGTGTCTAACTATGTCTTTTATGTCTTCTATAGCTTTTTCGACAGACTTGCTGATTTCTCTAGACTGATCAGGATAATCAAGGTCTATTATATTGAATCCCTCTGGAGTTGATTCAATCTCAATATTATCAGTCATTAGAGATGTTCTGTTATTTACAACATTAAAGCCCATGCCTTTAAGACTTGTTTCTAGTTGTTCCAAATCACCATCTTGTTCATTAAGAACTTTGCTTAGTTCTTCTTTGATGATTTGTTTTAGTTGTGCGTTTGTTAATTTCATTTTAGATCTCCTTAAAACACTTTACAATAAATAGTTAGATAGCGTTTAAAAGCTTGTCAAAAAAGAAATAGTCAGGATCAATTGGTTGAGCCCTATCTTTTGCGTTCTCGAATTGTCGAGGAGTCATAGAACCGATGTCTTCAACGGCTGTGGTATCTATCTTATAGACTTCCATGTCGTATTCAATCATTTTCTTAATCATCCACGATGCTTTCTTCTCCGCATCTTGGTCAAGTCCTATGTAGACTGGTGTGTCGTTTATCGCAAGAGCTTGAAATAAGCGAGACTCTGGTCTAAGGGTTGAGCCAAGAATAGGAATGCCTTGTGTTCCTGCAACAATAGCATCAAAGGCTCCTTCAACAATCACAACAGGCTCATCCCAATCAATCATTAGTTCGTTGAAAATTATGTCCTTTGTGGTTCTTGGATTGAGGTATTTCATTCTGTGTCCAACATAAGAACGAGCAATAAAGAAGTTTGGATCTCCATTTTGGTTGAAAGATGGAATAATAATTCTGCCTGAATATCTTCCTTCGGTGCAATAACCAATCTTCCATAATTTTATTTGATAATCGTCAATACCTCTGCTATGAAGATAGTCGAGAGCTCTTTCAGAAGAACGTGGAAGGTGTTTGTTGCAAAGCGAAATCATCTCTGGTGGTAGATCGCACGTTGGTTCTTCTTCAATCTCATTTACTTCTTTATATATCTTATCAAAGTCTGCGAGATCAAGTCTACCATCAAGCTCCAACCATCGTTGTCGTTGTTGATAGTTACCGAACTTTCTTACAATTCTGTAAATGTTCTTTCCACGAATATCACAAACCCAGCAGTGGAACCCATTGTTGAAGTTTATTGCGAGCTTTTTCTTGTGATGATTGCAGAAAGGGCAATGATAATAATACTCATCTTGTCCCTGTCTTTTTGGGCTTCCTAAAACATCGTTTAGGATTTTTAATTTTTCTGTCTTCATTTCTATCCTCCTTTAAATTGTTTTATAACACGAAAAGAAAGACTTGTCAATGAAAAATTAGTAATTAAATCTTTCCGCCCTTTCAATTGCCCTTGTTATCGTTGTTGTATGGACTCCAATTTCTTTTGCAATTGATCCTTTGGTTTCTCCAGCTAACCATCTTTTTCTAAATGTCGCTTCTTCTTCGTCCGTAAATCTTTTATTTGATTTGCTTATCTTTCTTCGCCACTCTTCACTCACGGGCTTTCCGTAATGTGGGTGGTTTTCACCAGACAGTTTTTCAGATAGAAGTTGCTTGACTTCCTCTGTATGATTTAATCCAGCCATAGGAGAGCCGGCTACTCTACTGATGTTGTAGATTTCTTGATCTCCACCAAAGGCTTCGTCAAGATACTCTTGCTCTTTCACAAGTAAGTTAGCTCTTCTTACTTCCTCAATCAATACAAACTCAAATTGATCTTCGCCGTGCTTGTCGTAAGAATTTTGAAGATGAACATTGGTATGAGTTCCGCTTCTCAAGTTTGACTTGTGGTGTCGCCACCTTCTCTCAATATTATTTGAAGATCCAATATAAAACTTTCCATTAATCTTGTTTGTTATTTTGTAAATTCCCGAGTTCATTTTGACTATCCTCCGCTAACTTGGAGTTAATCAAGTTCTCAACAAACTTTCCAACTTTCAAACCCTTTTCTTTACAATAGTTCTTTAACTTCTCGTGGGTCTCTTCGTTGATTTTGAGATTTTTTAAATTAGACATGATAACTCCTTTTACTTTAAATAGTCTCTAAAAGATAAAAAAGGATAAAAAAAGATAAGTTTTTTATATTACATTTTTTTAATTAATCTTTCTAATCGTCTCAAGAGTTTATCGTGGCCTGCTGTTTCTGTGCCTTCATACATATAGCCGATTTCTTTAAGAGCCCCTTCTTTATCTCCATTTGAAACCAACTCTTTGAGATCGCTGAAATCGAGGATCATACCCAAGTCGTCGCCTTTTTCTAAATCCATAATCATTTTAAGTGCTTCATCCTTGCTCTCTCGTAGAGTTGCTTGAAGTTCTTCTTTGATAATTCTTCTTAATTGTTGGTTTGTAATTTTCATTTTTGTGTCTCCTGATAAATGAAATGTCTAAAAGTAAATAGTAGCCTTTTTACAAAGTTTACAGACATTTTCTTCTTGTGGTGCTTACAATAAGGACAATGATACAAGTGCTCATTACCTTTTTGATAATACGAACCGAGGATGTCGGTCAACATCTTTCTTTTTTCTTCCATAATTTCCTCCGTGATTTTAGTATAACACGTTTTGAAAATTTGTCAAGAAGTTTTTTATTTTTCTTGTTCTTCAAGTCTTGATAAGCTTAGTTTACCAGCTTGGAAGGGTTCAATAGCAGGAGCTAAAGTTTGAGCTACAAAAGAAGTACCTTTTACTATTTTTGATAAAACAGAAACTAGTGTAGCTATGCCACCTGTGAAAGTTGATGACAAAGCTTCTACTAAAGCTTCTCCTAAGAATTTGTTTAAAAAGTTCATAATTTCCTCATTAAAGTATTCTACAGCTTTTTCAATACCTTGCTCTATTGGTATTTCTACAAACGTTTCAAAAGCAAAATACTTTATAACCACAGCTAAGCCAATAGCAGCAGCTGCTTTTTTCCATGATGTTCTTGGTATTTGTTTTACAAATTCGTAAACTTTGTTCACAGCATCATTCACTTTTTTTATAATTCCTGATATTATTGATTTATTGCCTTCGTCTTCATCTTTGGAAAATTTATCTTGTAATTTTTTCAACACTTCTTTTATATTATTTATAGATGGGGTTATTACCTCATCATCTAACAACGCTACAAAGTTTGGAATTTTTTTGCTATCCTTCATTAATTGCCCAGCGACTGTGAATGTGTTTTTTACGTCTCCTGTTAGTTTTGCTAAACTATCTAAAAAGCCTTCAAGCAACAGTTGTTCTTCAAGTATCTCTTGTTCATTTAAAACCAGATTTTTTCTCCAATTCTCCATGATCACTTTCATATCATTTGACATAACAATTCCTCTTTATGTCTAAATAGTTTTTAGTCCAGCATTTGCTATGACAACTGCATCCGCCTTATCATCTGTTCCGGGTTTTGGATTGCCGTGAGAAGTGTATTCAACTAAAAAAGATGTTGGGTATTTCTCTTGAACCCACTCAATAACTTTGAGCTTCGTGTTTTCGCCCCTTTTAATTTTGAGATCAACGAGACCCCGAGCTTTGTTTGCCTGAAGGAGAGTTGCAGGGCTGCCAAATACACTATGAACCACATAGCTACACATACCATTAAAACGTTGTAGCTTGGCCATTGTCGCTGCTGTTGTTTTGCCTCCGGAGAATGCCATGAATGGTTGTTCGATGAAAACATAATTTACCTCCGAATGTTCTTTTATTATTTCCATAGTCTTTTTAAAGATGTCGGCTCTTTCTTCAAGAGATTGAGATGGTTTTAACTTTATCTCATCAACAAGAAGTAAATCTTCGTTTTCGTTTATCAAACAATACCCAATTCTACTTGAGCTAATATCTAGTCCTAAAATAATCATAATATCTATTATAACATATAATATTAAGGTTGTCAACTATAAATCTAATTTTAATTTAAATAAATATGAACGATCCGGTGTCTTACGAACAGGGTTGGCAACTTTTGCAACACCAATAAGATTTTTCTTTTCATCATAGATTGCAACTTTTGATATATAAGTCTCTTTAACTTGTTCCGGAACGTAGTCAACTAATTCTTTATGTGTGATATTTGCAACATCAACTTCATTTTCTTTGTAATGAATCGAAGAAGACCCAAATGTTCCATAGTAAGCTGAGTTGTGGTTTACAAATGTTGGATTGTTTGACCAATTTAATTCAGAATACGGAGCTTTGCAAAGCATTCCCATTGTTGGAATTTTTGTCGTTCCTTGAAAATCAATTGAGAAAGATGCCGAGGGAAGTGTTGAGAAGCTTGAAATATCTTTGTGCAAGCCTGATCCGAAATGTGTCCACTTGTTTATTGTATCGGAGGAACCAGAATAATCAATACCATTATCCTCGCCTAATTGCCAAGAGCCTGTCAAGACAATAATTCCTTCTTGATAAAACACAAGACCAGCAACAGAACCAGATCCTGTTGAACCGGCAGGACCAGTTTGAATTAACTCTCCTCGTCTACCTCTATCAGTAAGTGTTCCTATTTTAGAACCAGAAACATAGTAATTTAGCTCAACAGAACCTTTCTTAATCTTTGACCCATAGAATATCGAAGGAATTGAAATAACGGACATTTCGGCCGTTCTAAGGTCTCTTTCTGGTAAAGGTGCAGCTGTTTTCATTTTAAAGTGAGGAGATTGAAAAGAGTATTTATCCAACAATCCCTCGATTGAATAAGGAACAGGATAGCCTTGATGTGTTGCATTATTAACAGACTCTTCAGGAAGTGCTGTTTTTACTCCGTGAATTACTCTACCATTATGCGGAGGAGTATTATTTTCAATTTGAATTGTGGTTAATCTTTCTTTAAAAACTTTGCTTGTTTGTTCAGGATAATAATATTGAGAAATTGTTCCAGACAGATTGTAAGAGACTGGAATCTCTTGTCCTTTGCTATATACAACATTGTATGCATATAAGCCATCAACAGATAATGCCGAAGGATAAGAACGATAACCATCTGCTGTTATTGAAGCTGATATCTCTTGTCCATCTGGTCTGTCGACGTTTATCTCATAAAGAGAAATATGTCCATCATCAACATGAAGAATGTTTGATTGGTTGGCTCCTGAAAGATCAGGAATTGAATCAATAACAACGGTGCCTGAGTGAATATAAAAGCTAGTCTCGGGATAAGCTTCCAAAGTATTCACAAAGACATCATTTTCTCCAAACTTAAAAACAGCCATAAGAGCCTCCTAGATTAATAGTCTAATCTAACTCGGAGGGTAAACTCTTGAGAAGGTGTTTTCTTCAAAGGCTCAGACAATTTTGCAACAGCCATTAATTCATTATTCGGAGAATAAAGACCGATTGTTGTAATATAAGAAATCGGATCAGCTGATGGATTGTCATCTTTTACAATTATCTTAGAACCTGATAGGTAAGTTGGATTAGTTGAGTAATTAAACTCGTTGTGATTTGCACGACAGAAGTAGATTGTTGAGTTTAACTCGGTTGTGTTATTGAAAGAAATGTTGTAAATTCTATTTCTCAAGTTGTTTCCGATTGTTTTAATTGTAAATTGATCTGTCATTTCATCAAAAGAAGAACTAGTATTTAAATTTGCATCGAAAAAGTTACAAGAACCTGAATCGTTATGAATAATTCCACCATCAGATTGATCTTTAAAAACAGAACCAGTAATGACAACAATACCTGCTTGATAATAAATCAAGCCAACTGGATGATAAACATTCGACCCAATTGTGGTTACGTTTGTATCGTGTAATAGATATCCTGTTTGGTTTGAAGCAGTTGCATAAAGAATCGCATATTCTCCAGCAGGAGAGTTTACAAAGTAAGAAGTTTTAGCTCCAACATCAGAAATGGTTATTCTGTCTTGGAACAACGCTCCGGCAAAATCAACAGAAGAAGAGATACCTAACTCCATTGAGAAAGACTCTTTCTTGATTTCATCTTTAACAAGCAAACGAGAAAAAGGGATAATAAAGTTGTCTCTTAGTTTAGCTCCACCAGCAAGAATATTTCCATCTGCGTCGAATTCAAGAACTGAACCTGTTACATCATATCCTACAAGAATTTGAGCCATTTGATTGTAAACGTTCTTTTTCTTTTTGTATTGATTTACGCTTGTATCATAAACAGCAGAATTTGTTGACATACCATAAGTAATATCAAAAATGTGGTTTGCTGAAGAAGATAGATAAGGATAATCATAAACTGTTTGAAACATACCATGAGTATGAAACTTTATATTATTATCATTATAAGTTCCGGAAACAATTGTTCCCGTTAAAGGAATAGCTTCATGAAGAAGCGTTCTTGTTGAAACGATATCGTTTTCACCTAAATTTTTAAATGCACCTACATTAGCCATATTTTATCTCTCTTTATGTTGATTTAAATTTTACGAATCTTACAGGAACATCAATAGTGTACCCAGTATTCATTCCAGTAACTCTAACTAGTGTATCAATATGATATACTTCAGATGAGCTTCCTGCTCTGTTATCTAGTCTTGAAGTTGAACCAAGTTGTGTAAATAGATAAGTACTAGTTTGCAATGACAAAGAAGAGCCAATTTTGAATTCTAGAATTGTGCCTCTTGGTCCTTCAATTACTTGACCAGCACCACCTGTATCAGTGTTTGGATTATTGGTAATAACACCATCTTCTGAAGTTACTGTATAATAAGCAATATTATCATCGTCAATGTAATCTAAAGAAACATTTCCACCTGCAACAGTTCTGATATTTCCTAGTCTGTTATCTATTTGAATTGTGTAGCTTTCCTCAACCATATCAGCTGAAAGAGTTTGAGCTGGTGTAATAGCGTTTGTGTCTAAACCTTGGTCTAATCTTATTCTTCCACCGGTAGATGTAGTTTGTCCAAACAGAATACCAGCAACAGCTGTTCCTGTTGAATCATATCCAATACCATTTTGCGTTGAAGTGCTTCCGTTGTCATTTTCTGTTAATCCGTCAACAGCAACAATAAATGATCCACTTGAATGTCGAGCCGTTGTTGTTCCATCGATTATCTCATTCAACTTAATCACAGGAAGGTACAAAAGCTCTAGACTTTCATAAGTTACCAGTTTAGATTTCATTGAAACAGCGTTATCTGTGAAAGCTTCAAGAATTGGAGTTTGAAGGATTTCGAGATCATAATAAGCTGATCCGTTGGTGTTCGTAGTATCATACAAAGAATAGTCTACTTCCTCGTCTCCAAGTGCAAATTTTGTAATTTGAAAAGAACCGTCACCTTTAGCTAAAACTTTGCGACCATGGTCCGTTAATACAGCGTCTAATATTATGTCGCCAGAATTATCTAAAAAACCCATAAATTTCTCCCTAATATCATAATAAATAGTATTACTCAGTATTTTGAGTAATTTGTTTTGTTAATTTAAAATTCAAGTTAATGTCAATTTTCTTTCCAGTTTTTCTAGAAACTAATCTTAATTTGAATTTTGTGTTTGTATCCCATATTTTTTTATCAACAAGACCAAGATCTGGTAAATTATTGGGATCTGTTGGTTGGCCATATCCTCCAAACTCCTCAGATGTGACTAAAGTTGTTTGATAACTTGAAGGGACAACTTGTAATAGTTTTGCCATTGTTTTCTCAAGCATATATTTGTTTTGATCCGAAACATGAAAGTCAACAGTTTCAACGTGCAAGAAAGTATCATTTGCGTCTTTTGTCATATGTACTTTGTAAATTGGCGAGGGATTGGAATAATACCCGTATGTATTGAAACTTCTTATCATGTAGTAATAATCTTTAAATGGTTCAATTGTATCTTGAAAATGAGCCATAGTTGATTTATCTGATTCTACATTGAATGAGGAAGCGTTAGACCCAATGTCATAATAGCTTGTGGGATGTTTTTCCATTTTGAAAATTTGGAATTTTCCTCTTTCTGTTTCATATTGAAAACAAGAATCTCTTGTGGAGAATGGATCGTATTTTGCATAATTTAAATCAAAATCCTCCTCCTCAGATTGAGACACACCTCTGTAGCTTAGACTTTTATATTCATTCGAGGATAAATTAAGCATAACTTTTATCTTGTCTTTTTTGTTTTTAATATTTTTAAATTCTACTTGAGGTCTTGGGTGAGGTGGTTGCATTACTCTAGCTACAATTTCATCACTTATTGGGATTTCATAAAGCCTTGGTTGTTCTGCATCTGATAGGTCGACATTAACACCACCGTCATCTAGGTTTTCAATCATCAAAACATATGCAAAAGCTTTGTAAGTGTAATCTTTTTCAATCTTTACTTGTGTATCGCAAAAATCAACTATTCCTTCAGAATTAGGATACACCCAAAAATTTTGGTTTATTCCCTCACCAGTTTTGTTTATTCTTACAAAAACAATTTCTCCATTATGATTAAGTGTTTTAGTATACGTTTCATCATTGTAAGAATCTACTACTATTTCTTTTTCTTCCGGTCTTATTAGAGCTACATGATTGTCAAACCAATCTTCATCTATTTCTAATGCATCAAAATAATCCCAAAGATCATAATATCTTATTTTTGTTGGTTCGTTGTTTAGAAGAACATCTCTTTCTTTTAGTGGAGATGCTCCTTGAATCATATCAGCAACAAACTTATACATGTATTTATTTTCACGCAAAAACTTTTTAAAATTATTTCCAACATTTATTGGTGTTATTCCCAAGTTTGATATTTTAATATTAATTTTATTTGGAAAAACTTTTCCAACTGAAGGTCCGTTTAAGTAAAAAGGAGAGTAAGATGTTAATACAATATTTTCAAATCTTGTTACATCTCCTGCTAAATCATTAACAACAGGTTCTGGAGAATTTACATTACTACTTCTAAAAAAATTAAAATCTGTAAAGTATCTTCTTCTATCAAATTCATCAGAGTCGATTGATAAAGTGTTTGTGTTAAAAAGCACTAAACGTTCAAATTCAGGGTGTTCATTTAGATTAAAACTGGTTTCTAAGTAGCAGTTTGGCAATTG